AGCGGGCGCCGGGTGTTCTCCATTATTGGGACCCCTTATAAGCGCGGTAGAGCAGAATCAGCGAAAGCACGAAAACGATCACGGCCAGGATGAGCGACAGGGAAGAGCTTCGATCTTGGGTCAGCTCGTCGGCCAGCTCGGGCGGGAGAGGTATCATGCGGCGGACCTCCGGAGCATGAGCACGATGAACTGGCTCCGGTTCGAGACGCCGGCTCGTCGATAGATTTCGACGAGCTGGTTCTTCACGGTCTGTTCGACCAGGCCGAGCTGCTCGGCGATCTGGCGATTCGAGCGCGCGGCGACGACGAGCTGCGCGATCGCGAGTTGGCGGGGAGAAAGGTTCATAGCTCCCACGTTTCTCCGTCTGTTGCGCGTTCGTCCATGTATTCGCGCAGCTCGGTAGCCCATCTGCGGGTCGCTTCTAGGAGATCATCAGCCATTCGGACAAGAGACTCGTCACAGTCTCCGAAGCGAGCGCCGATCGCTAGCGCGCACTTCTCCACGTTGTCATCCAAGCGCCTCAGGTCTCGATCCGTAAGCCGTATAGCCTTACATGGCGGTTTCACTTTCGAACCGGGCAGAGAGAAACGTACCAGCCAGGACGGACCGAAGGTGTTCCTGAGCTGTTGGAGCAAGTCCTGACGTTCTGTTCCTGGATAACTCGAGTAGCATCCAGCTTCCCAGCAGTGACGAAGACTCGCTTTCCACTGGCGTCCGTTGGCGGCGGCGAATGCCGTCAAAGCGTTAATTTGTTCAGCGGTTGGTGTGTTGTTCACAGATTTGGCCTCCAGAGAACCGCCATCAGAAGTGCGGCGATCAACAGCAAAATAATCACAAGCAGACCAGCTTCAAAAGACATCAGAGTGCCTCCGTCGTAGGCGAAGCGTCGAAGGAGCCGAGCAGGCCCATCGTCTCTTCGGTCAGGTGAATAACGCCGGTATGCAGAGCCGGAAAGTAGAGAATCGAACCGTCCGGAAGGTGGACCGTGACAGTGTTGGTGGGCTTCGGCCGGAAACGCTTCGGCACTTCGACCGTGGGGGCGAGTTCGCGCCGCGGCGGTTCGTACGTGTCGAATTCGAAAACCTTGCGGTAGTACGCCAGGCGCGCCGGATCGGCCGGCGCGCTGCGAACCTGGCGAAGGAAGCGATCACTTACTGCTTCCACGATGAGCCTCCGGATTTCGAATGCTGAATGTAGAGGGACGCGGCGATCGCACGCACATCTTCGGAGGTGAACTGGATACCGTAGCCCTTGGCGGCCGCGTACTTTTCGGTCTGGATGCAGGAGTCAACAGCCTGCATCAGACAAGCGGCCATAAGGTTTGCGTCCGGTGGGGCGGCGAGCTGAGGCGGGAGCGCGATCGCGGCCGCGGCCGTCGGCGCCGGCTTGGGAGCGGCGACGGGTTCAATCTGCCATTCGGTGGTTCTGCCCGACTGACGTTTGCAGATCCGGAGCGGCTGCCGCGGCTGGATGCCGGCGGCCGTGATCTTCTCGGCCACTGCGGAATTCACGTAGAAAACGCGCCCATCCGTGCAGCTGAACATCTTCTGCGGTCCGTACTGGCCTTCGACATCGCGGCCGTCGGCAAACTTCAATGCGACTTCGACGGGTACGTTTGGTTCGAAGCGGATGATCTCACTCACGACTTCACCTCCGGTTTCGTTGCGAGCTTCACGTAGGGCAGCTTGCGCATATTGCGAGAGAAGAACGAGCCCTTTGAAGGGCTCGCCATCAGCGCCACGTGTGTGGCCGGTTCGACGGCCGGGTACTGATAACGGCCGCCGCTTTTGAAATCGATCTGGAGGGTGCGCGAATCGGCATCGTAGCCGATCGCGCGAATATTGGAAGACTGCACAGGAACGGTGTCCATCACGCAGCCTCCAGTGCATGCTCGCGTTCCTCTTCGCCGAGCTTCACCAGGTCAGCGTCTTCGTTGAGAGCCTTGCAATCTTGGCACGCAAAAGCGTTGTTTCCGTGATCGTCCTCGATTGCAGTGATGCGGGGAGAACCGCAGCACATGCAGAAGCTGCGTTCGCCGATGATCCACTGGCGATAGCGATCCTGGATCACCTTCTGGATCTTGGTGAGATCCGCAGGCGGGAGAAACGGAAACTCCCGCATGATTTTTCCGATGGCGAGGACGGCGTAGCTGTACGACGCCTCGAAGAGTTTGGTATCTTCAGGGTGGATCTCGCGAGAAAAAGAGACTCCGATCATTGGGCTTGTCGGTCTGGCCACCGGCAGGCCCAAACTCATTTGGGACATACTTTCCTTCCTTTCGATTTCTGAAATAAAACGGGCATAGATTTCGGTGATCTGGTTTTCGAGGTGCCAGTAGGCGCGCGCTAAAACGATGCGTGCGTCTTCACGCTGCCGGGACACTTCGTTGTCGAGCAAACGCAGCGTTTCGCAAGCCTGGCGCAAGTTCATCACGGCTGGCAGGGCCTCGATTTCATTGCGGTGCGTGATTGCTTCGTTCATGATTTATTATACGAACCCCCTTCGTATAAGTCAAGTACTTTCGTCATGCCAAAACACAAACAAACCGGGTTCGTATATACTCTCGGCTATGGCAACGAAACAAAAAGCGCTCTCAAAGGAGGCGCGCGAGTTTTTTGTGAGTGAAGGCAGAAAAGGTGGCCGGGCGAGTTGGAAGGGATACTCGAAAACTGAGCGCTCGGATCGCGCCCGATCGGCGGTTGCTGCCCGGTGGGCACGCTGGAGGCGCGACAACGGCAAGCCGCTTAAGCCGGGTGATAAGGAATTATTGGAAGGTACCGAATGATCGAAGCCGTGTTTTCAGTCTGCGGAATGGCGCTGCTTTGGATCTGCGCTGTGATCTTACACGGCATATTCGAGGACAGTCCGGGGATGTGGATCTATTTCATAGATTTTGTCCTCGGAGCCGCCGCGGTTTATTGCGTGGTGCGCTTCGTTCATTGGGCATGGATGAATCCGATGCCTTTCGTGTAACTCAGTTCATTGTTCAATTCACTCCAGTACCACGCAGCCAATTAGGGAGGGCAGCGCGGCACGAAGAAAGGAGTACTCCCCGTGAACTCCATTTGGATCATGCTCGTGATGGCCGGCCTTGCGAAACAGCAAGCGACGGACATCGCAAATAAGACGGAAATGCAATTGCACGCGAACCTCGCCGCTTACACCTCGGGAGTCGCTTCTCCGGAGAGAAAAGCCGAAGCGCTCAGAAAATTCGATGAAACGTGGGAACGGTTCACCGGTCCGGACGGATGCGGATCCGCGACGCTGCGCCAGTATGGAGAGCGCTGTATCAGCGAGCGGGAAGAACGCGGTAAGTTTGACTGGATCCGCACGTACCGGCAGCCGATCGCGGACTCAGTGATCATCACCGTCGGGCCCGGCGGAATCGGACCGCCGCGTTAGCTTTATGTTGCAGAGAATTCGGTTGCGTCTGCTCTTCTGGTGGTATGAGTTGCGATATCGGGATGTACGCCGTTACCGCGATCGTGCTCTCACTGAAATGGGTCAGTGCGCGGTTTGCGGGAATTATTTTAAGGGTTCAATTTGTACGTGGTGTCGCACCTCGCGGTAGCTTTTCTCCTAGCCAGTTGTCCGCTTGAATCGGACAACTGAAACCGCCTCCAGTTGCTCATTACTGGAGGAAAATCGCCAAAAGCGCGAACACAGAATCAGTCACTTAGGGACCCAAAAACGGCCTCAGTTGCTCACTATCCGAATACTGGGCAATTCAAATGGAGCATGGAATCTGACCGTAAGTACCTCACTGAACACGAGTTAAAAGCGCTACTGAAGAGCATCAAGAAGCCTCGCGACCTGGCTATTTTCACAATTTCGTACTGGCGAGGACTGCGTGCGAGTGAGGTTGGGAAGCTCACGATCAGCTCATTTGATGCGAAAGCCGGCCGCCTGCACGTGCGTCGATTGAAGCGATCGCTGGAGGGTAGTTTTCTGCTTGGTCCACCCGAACTGTCAGCGATGCGCGCCTGGCTGAAGATCCGCGGGACGGCGCCGGGTCCGTTGTTTCCTTCTCGAGAGAAACGTGGGATCAGTCGTCGCATGTTGGATGTGCTGATGCGCAAGTACGGAGAGCTCGCCGGCATCCCGCCGCACCTTCGTCACTTTCACACGCTGAAGCACTCGATCGGAACGCATTTGCTTGGTAAGCTCGGTATCCAGGAGGTGCAGGATTGGCTCGGTCACCGAGACATCAAATCCACAATGGTTTATGCGGCATTCAGGAACCAACAGAGAGATGCGGCGGCGCGCCGAGTGTACGAAGACTGACGGGAAGCTGTTCGAGATCTACAAACTCAACAGGACCCTGACTGCATATCTGGCAGCGTTCATTTGGAGGAGGGAGTCGATGATGTCCCCTGTCTACGCAGCCCTGAGAAAACATCGGACAGGCGGCGAGCGGTAAGCTGTGAGCATGGACAGGCGATCGTTTCTGATGGCGGCCGCGGGCGCTGCGTGCGCTCCCACTGTGGCGGCCGCGGGCGCTCCCACTGTGGCAGCCGTCGATGAGAGCGTGACTGTCTTGGGTGCTGCGCTTGTGCTGTCGACTCTGCACTGCGAGATTCACTATCGCTCCCGCCATGGCGAGTTTCTGGAGAGATTCAGCCAGGAGGCGATGGAAGAGGGCCGCGTCCGTGTTGTGGACGGCCGTCTTGTTGTGACGAATGAAGGCCGAGTTCCCGACGGCATCATTCCTCTTTCAAAGTGGGTCCGCTAGCGGCAACATCGAGCTGACGGTGCCCGCGTCCTCCGAAGAGCATTAAGGCGTTTAGCAGCACGGGCACCGCGGCCTTTTACAGCACGCGCCCGCCTCGTCCACTACAAGCTTCGCATCTCGAAGGATAGAACGCTCGCTATCCGGCAAATAGCCGGGCGTGATTCTCTCTCCAGACGGCCGCCGTCTTCGCCGTGTCATTGGATTCGAATCCCGCTGGATCTCTGAAGGCGACAACGGCGGCCAGGTGGACCTGGTCTCTTACCTCGAAGTGGCAACAGATTCCGCAGATGCCACAGAAGAAGACGACAGACTTGGAGGCGCAGCGCGCCGCGATCGTGGACGAATTCGGCCGCGTTGATGCCGAGTTGGGCCCTTTGAAGAAGCGTCACGAACAGCTTCGAAAGGAAATACTTTCCTGGCTGCCTGCAGGGACTCTTCCGAGTGCAGTCATAACGCAGCAAGGGAGTACACATGTCGTACAGATCGGTGCAGCTGGAATCGATCGAACGATCACCGGTATCGTTAAGCTCTTCGATCGCGTGGGCAAGACTCAATTCCTGAAACTGTGCACCTTTCCACTGAAGGCCTTTGACTCTCTGATTCCGGCAGACGAGCACAAAAAGTACCTCAAAGAAGAGCAGACCGGCAGCCGTAAGGTGACTGTAGTGGCCAAGTTCCAGCCATCAGCTTGAAGGAACATACGCTTACAATTTAGATATCTGTTGATTTTAGGGAAGTTGCGCCTGGCCGCCGAGCCGGCGCAAAAATTTCTCGTGCAGAGCTGTGCAGTCTCTACGCGCGCGCGAGCTGTTTGGCAATACAGGGTCACCCGATGGCGAAGAAGTTGGCGGTTGCGAAGAAGCAGATCATTGCGGCCGGCAAAGTGGCCGGAAAGAAGCACGCTGTCATCGCGCGTGAAGCACGCGTATCGGTAAGTACAGTTGATCACGCTCACCAGGACACCGAAACGCGCGCTTATATGGAGGAATTCTCCGCGGCGAGCGCAGAGCACCTCCGTGAGGCTTTTCGCATTGCGTGCGAAAAGCTGAAAGAAGACGTCGCGAATCCGGATCCGCAGGTGCGCAGCTTCGCCAGGCGCGATCTGTTGAGCTACGTGCAGGGCGCAGACAAGGGCCGCGGTTTAGAGCGCGGAGTGGGCGCAAAAGACGGCCAGGGCGAGTTTCTGCTGGCTGATCTCATGAAGATTTTCGTGAGGGACGTCGAGTGAAAGCGCTCACCGGTTGGCGCTTGGAGCTGTTTGAAAAACACACAGCGTGGGCCAAGGGAATGGGCGCGTCTGTTGTGCGCAAGCTGCCACCGTGTTTTGATCGCGATGAGATCGAGCAGGCCTGTCTCATTGGTCTGATGAAGGCCTGCAGTAAATACAGGCGCAATGCGCCCGTTCCCTTCCGCGCTTTTGCCCACGTCTACGTGCAAAAAGAGCCGTTTATGGCGGTGCGCCGGAAGGAATACACCGAGCGCACGCACGTTGAAATCACGCACGACGTGCCCTGTGAGGCAGCGCCCGCGCATCTGCCAGAGCGCGATGAGACCTTGCTTGCGGCAATACGTACGCTGCAACCAAACGAGCGAAGCGTGATCGAGCAGCATTTTCTGTTCGGCGTTGGCCTGGCGAACCTGGCGGACAGGTTCGGGGTTCGCCGTTCTGAGATCGAACAACTGCGCGATGGCGCACTAGCCCGTCTCCGGGAGGCGATGAGTGCTGTCGACCGAAAACAAGCTAGCTGAGCTCGCATCTCAGATCAGATACCAGGATTCGCAGGCGACCAACGGCGCCGTAGTCGCCATCGCCCGCAAGATCGAAGTCGGAAAGCTCCTGATGGAAGCGCGCAAGCTGTTCAGCCACCGCGGCGGCGAGTTCGGCGCGTGGGCGCAACGGGAGTTCGGATGGCGGCGAGCGCACGTGGCTCGTCATCTCCGCCTGGCTCGAAATGGATCACGCGTGATACAGATGGCCAACGGCGATGTATCTCTGCGCGGTGCATTGCGGCTCATAGGCGGCGAGCGCGAGAAGGGTGAGCACGAAGAAAAGTACGTCCTGGTGGGCGTGCTCGATGGGCCTCCGGGCGAAGTACCCGCGGCCGAGTTGGTAAACCACGTCAAGGAATGGAGAGTGAGAAAAGCATGAGTGAACGAACCGTCGAATACAAGATGAGCGAAGGCGAATTGCAGAGCATCTTTCCGCCGGTCGATGGCGTGATCGCGATGCAACTGCAGGAAGAAAAGCAGGAAGCGGCAGTGCTGCACACACCGACGCGAATACTCACGGTCGAAGAGACAGCGGCGCTGAAAGCGGAAGCAGCGGCGAAAGAAGCGACGCGCCGGACTCTTCTTACGAACGAGGAAAAGGCGGCGTTGTTGGGCAAAGAGCCCACCATCAGCATCGACACGCTGAACGCGTTGCTCGAATCGAATCGCCAGTGGAATGGCGTGAAGGCGCTGCTCGAACCGCTAACGGTCGAAGGCACGTCGTATCTCGGGACACTCAAAGGGCTGATTGAATTGAGAGACCATCAGCGTGGGTACGCTCGCCAAATTGAGAACTTCCGCTCTCTCAACTCGCGGATTATGGACTCGCTTGCTGCCGAACGAAGCCTGACTGATCAGTTGGTGCGGCAGCGCGACGCGGCCGAGAAAGAGCTGGAAATCGTGCGGAAGCGCCTCGAGGAAAGCCACCACAACGTCAGCGTGCTGAAGGAACAATTCGCGGAGTGGGAAGCTGCACGCGATGCGGCGGAGAAAGAGCCGGAGATCTTGCGGAAGCGCCTTGATGATCCGGCTGAAATCGTGGGCCGGTATCGGGCGTGGCTGAATGGGCAGGGCTTGGCGTACAGCACCTACGCTGTGAAGGGCGACGAAGCGCTGCCGATCGACGCGAACGCTACTCCCAAGCCTGCGACAAGCTCATTCGTCATTCTCGGCGAGCCTGCGGAACAGGCGGACCAGCAGAGCGACAAAAAGCAGACCGACGACGAAGAATCGCAGTTTGGAGTTCCAACGTGGACTTTGGCGGCACTGGTGACTCTGGCCGTCATGATTATCTACTGTTTGGTCTCCATCGGCGAGCTGCCGACCAAAGCGGATTTTAAAGCAGCGGTGTTCACGGCAGCCAACGCGCAGAGCGTAGCTTACAGCGCAGACAGCACGGCGAACTCGGCCTGGGTGCGAACGAAAGACCTTGAACTGAAGCTTAGCGATGCCTCGACGCAGGCGATCGCCGTTGCGAATCAGCTCAACAAAAACGACCGCGAGTTAGCACGCGTGGCGGGAAAGACGGTCGAGGCGATCGTCTCGCACGAGCAGCGCATCTCCTACCTGGAAGGGTTTCAAGCAACCAGCGGCGCGATCATCCTTACGCCGGGCGATGCGAACGCGACGACGCCGTTTACTGTGGCGGAACCGGACGCAGCGCAGCCACTGCGATTTCGCAGCCCGGCTGCAGCGGCCGCGGCGGACCAGTTTTGTTATCACGTCGAAACGGGCGAGATGACGAAGGGGCCATGCAAGACAAGCCAACAGTAAGGCTGAGCAATCCCGAGCTGAGGCTTCGACTGATCTGGACAACGGCAGCCGGCACTGTGACCGGTACCGTGCTCGAATCACTGACCGACGCAGGCCAGTATGTTTACGGTCAGCCTGTCGTAGGGGAGTACTCCTCGGCTTTCCCAGTTTTAGAGTGGACCCGGAGGAAGAGGAGTTGCTGCTCACAGCGCTGCGCGCGATCGCAGAACGGAGGCGAAGGCGCAGCTGCGGTGAGTGCGGAGGGACCGGTGTTCTTGTCAACGATGGTCCACGTAGTCGATGCGACGATTGCGGCGGAACAGGGCAATCCCCCGGGCATGAACCTTCGAAGATTCGTCCCTAGCCTTTGTGCGATCGCAGTGATTGCGGTGCTGGCTGCCACAGCCAACTGCATGGTGTTCGGCAGCCTCGCACCGTTGCACCAATTTCCCTACTATTCGACGTGTGACCAATACACGGCGAAAACCTCGAAACCCTGTCCGGCGTTTGACCCTGCCTATCCAGTCAAGAGTTGGGTGGATCCGAATCCGCCTGCACCTGATGAGGACGGCATGGTCACGTATCTCGGCATCGCTTTGGCGAAGGACGGCAAGACTCCGCTCGTCAAAGACGGTAAGCCGTATTTGAAGCCGTTCAAGATTCCGGCGGAGCTGGCCGGCCGCGTGAACATCGCGTTTAAGACCACATCGCCATCGGATAACCGGGTGGACACGCCCAATCCAAAGGGCGAATATCAGATGCCACTGCGCGAGCTGCAGGGCGCAGAGCAGCTTGGCTTTGGATTCGGTGGAATCCCGATCGTACAGGCCGCGATAACAATGTCGAGCGGCGGTCCAGTGGCGACGGGACCACTGAGCAGCTCGGCCGATGCCGCGATTCAAAAGCTCGCAGATTTGATTGAGGTGCTGTCGGCAAAGCTCGATCTGCTCATTGCGACAGCGAAGTGAACCGTACGGGCTTCGTCAGTGCTGGCGAAGCCCGCTCCTAACATGATTGTGAGGCGTGCTCGCGCCTCTGTTTGAAAAGGATGGTAACAGAATGAGCGCTGTACTGATGATTGGCTCCCACGCCTGCGGCTGTGGCCGCACAATCTCCGCAAATAAGAACGTCTGCAAGCCGTGCCTGGATGAAGCGGCGGAGATTCAGAGGGGCGCAGCGCAGTACGGCTGGCATCACTGGGCCGTCGTTGCAGCTTGCGAACGGCAGTTGATGTCTCACGGTTGGGGCATTACCGTAGCGCGGGCGCAGAACCTCCAGAACAGCATGTTCGTGCAGCGCGTCAAGGCAGTCCACCTGCACCGGCCGGAAATCATGTTTGAATCCGTCTTCACCCGTGAGATGGTGATGGACGCAAAGAACGGAGACGTGTTTCGCGCAGCGCACGCGCACTGCATCCGCCAGATTCACGAGAAGGTGTTTCCGGCAGACGCGGCGGCGCCGTTGATTCACACGCCTTGCTCATGTGGACACTGCGAGAACTGTACCGGCCGCGTGGTGTAGTTGCGCGGAAGGCCTGAGTACGCGCGCTACTATAGTTGGTCATGTGGTGCGAAATTCACAAGCGCGATTTTTCGGGTGATACAGGGCTTTTCAATGAGCCGCTCGGCTGCTGCGCGCTGTGTATCCTCGACTCTATGTATGCCGAGGAGGATGAACTGTACGGGCCGCCCTGCGACGACTACTGCTTTGATGCCGAATGATCCGACAATAGCCGTGCACCGGCCGTATAGTGTGAAGTGTGATTCAAGACGATGCGGCCGAGGTGGCTCAATACCTCGGAAGAATGATGAACGCGGCTCACACTGCGCGAGAGTACTATTGCGTGCAAGGTGAAGAAGTCGTCAAGGTTCGTATCGCAAGGCGATTCCTTGATGCGTTCGCGCGCAGCTCTATCCTCGAAATCGTAGACGAGGATATTTTTGAGATCGAGGTTGAAAAGCGCGTAACGGACTCGGCAATAGCCGGGTAATGCAAATCCGAGACAGACAGCTTCGCGGCGCACGCGTCCAGCTCGGCACGATGCGCGCAACAATCGGCAAGACTTCCAAACCCCTTTCATAGCGTGTGCCCACCCGCTTGCCAACCGAGGAAGAGGCTCGGCAGATCCGTCGAGGGTTCAACGACCACGCCGACTTCTGCCGCACCTCCCTCTTAATCCGAAATAAAGCCGGCGACAAAGTCCCGCTCATTCTCACGCCTGGCCAGGCGAAGCAGCAGATCTACATCCGTAAACAGGAGCGGCTCGGCTTACCTGTGAGGCTGTGCGTCCTCAAAGCGCGCCAGGTTCACATGAGCGTCGGATCGTGCAGCCAGATCTTCAAGAAAGTCGCGTTTCTGCCAGGTCAGCAAGGCCTGGTGATGGCGGACATCCTGAAGCGCACTGCATCGCTCTACGACTACTGCAAGCAGTTCGTTGAATCCTACAAGCCGTATCACGGCCTGCGAATGCTCAACGTGCTGCGCATGGTCGACAACGAGCTGATCGAGTTCGAGGGTGGCAGCAAGCTGATCTTCTCGACGGCGAACGACGTCAACAGCGGGCGTGCGTTCTCCATTCGTCACTTTTTGCTGTCCGAGTTCGCATTCTTCCGCGATGCGGCCGAGCTGATGCGTGGCCTGTTGCAGTCCGTTCCACGCGAGCCAGGTACCACTGGGATCATCGAGACCACAGCCAACGGCATGGGCGGACCCTTCTATGAGCTTTGGCAGGAACAAGAGTCGAACTGGGGAAAGATGTTCTTCGGGTGGTGGGAGCATCCCGAGTATCGCGTCCCGCTTCACGTTGGACCGTTGGAGTTCGAGCGCAGCCTAACCGCCGAAGAGCGCGAGATGCGGCGCCTCTATTCGCTGCACCTCGACCAGATCAACTGGCGGCGCTACTGCATCAAAAACGACTGTCTTGGCTCGCTCGACACCTTCAATCAGGAATATCCGCATTCGCCGGAGGTGGCGTTTCTCACCACCGGCCGGCCGAGGTTCGACCTGCGATCGCTTGAACGCCATCCGATCATCCGGGAGCCGATCACTGGCGATCTCGAAATGGTGCGTGTCGGCCTGAAGCACGTTCCACAGTTCATCGTCCGGGAGGACGGCCAGGGAGCGCTCGACGTTTGGAAGCGGCCGGAGCCTGGCCACTTCTATGTGATCGGCGGCGATCCCTCGAAGGGTATCGACATCGGTGAGGACAGCGGCCGGCAGGATCCGGATTACGCCGTGCTGCAGGTGCTCGATTATGCGACCGGTGAGCAAGTGGCCCGCTTCCGCGCTCGCATGTCTCCTTACCCGTTTGCGGAATACACGGCCGCCCTGGCCGAGTGGTACAACATGGCGTACGTCGTTCCGGAGGCGAACGAGCTCGGCTATATAGAGGCTCTGATCCGGGTCTACCCGATGGACCGGATCTATCACCGCCAGCGGGACGCCGACGATCGGCGCCAGGCGACGCTGCACGAAGTTGGCTGGCTCACCACCCGTAACTCGAAGCTGCAGCTCATCAGCCAGCACGACCGAGCCTTGCGCGAGATGGATGTGATTATTCACGATCCGGCGACGATCCAAGAGCACCGCACGTTTGTCTATATGGCGGACGGCACCGTGCAAGGCCAGCCTGGCTGCCATGATGACTGCGTCATCAGTCTCGCTTTGGCCACGCTCGGCCGTACTCAGATGCCTCGCAACATCCTCGATCAGCGGGCCGGGCAATCCACATTGCAGCGCTATGGAAAACAGCAGAAGCGAAGAGACGAAGACGACGACTGAGGCGGCGTTAGAGTACGAAATCGCCGAGCTGCAGAAGCCATATGTTGTGCGCAATCAACAGGGGTGCTGTGTGGACATGATTCGTTTTGCAACCGAGCAGCTTGAGCTGTTTCGCGCCTGGCTGAAGGCCTCCCGCCGATTGAAGGAGCTGCGGAAGGCAGCCGGTTGCACCGCATGATCGACCAGCCGGCACTCATCCGACTCCATCCGGAGGAACTGTCGCGCCTGCAGAACCGCATCGACGACATGTATCGGCGCGCCTCGATGGATCACGAATTGCGGATGAAGAAGTTCCAGGGCTATTACCGCAAGTTCCGGAACCTCACCGATGGACCGCTCGCCGGCAACCGCCAGAAGCCCACCGCAAACGTCCCCTTTCTGCAGTGGCAGACGCTCACCAAGTGGTCGAGTGTCATGCAGGCGATTCTTGGCGACGATGCAGAGGTTCTAGCTCGAGCTGTGGGTCCGCACGATCAGAAGCTGGTGAAGAAGGTCTCGCGCTATGTGAACTGGCTGATCTTCGAATCCATGCGCGCAACGAACCCGCTCGCCGTGTTCTTCTTCCGCGCGATCGTCTTCGGCCGATCCCATGCGGCGATGCCCTATAAGACCGAATCGTTTTACTCTCCGGAGACGGGCAAACGTGAAGTCTCCTATGAGGGGCCTGACTTTCGGCCGCTGTGGCCGGATCAGATCGTCGTGCCGGCGGAGAATCCGGATGTGCAGCAAGGCATCGACGGCTTTTCGTGGGTGATCGAACGCAGTATCGTGCAGCCGAATGACCTGTTGCTCGGTGAGCAGGAAGGGCGTTATTACAACATCTCCGCACCGGAATTCTGGGACAAGATCGTGAAGCAGGCGGAGTCCGGCGAGCTTCGCGACGTCGAACAAAACCAGGACTCGGTACAGGAAGCAGGCGACGAAGCCGAAGGTGTGACGCGCAACTACTCGCAAAGCGGCGCCGGCCTCGAAATGCAGAAGGTCTACATCAAGTACCGGCTGCCGAAGAAGAACCGCAAAGACGTTGCGGCGGACGATTGGCGCAATCGCAACCTCGAAGAGAGTGAGCTGCTGGTCAACTACCTCCCGCGGCTGAACCTCATCGTCGGTATTCGCGATCGCCAGGTGATGTATCCGCGGTCTCAAAAGCGGATCCCGATCGTAGAGAGCGCCCTGATTCAGGATGGAACGTACTGGGGCCCTGGCTTCGGCGAGCTGCTCAGCAGCATCCAGGATCAGCTCACCGACGTGGATCAGCGCGCGACGCGAGCCGAGCAGTTCTCGACCGGTCCCGTCATTTTCTACAACGCGCAGAGCGGCTTCAATGCGCAGACCTTCGAATACGAACCCTACACGTGCTGCCCGGTGAACGATGCGAGCGGCGTGCAGGTTGTGCAGATGCAGGCCAACTTCGAAGGCGCGATCATCCGGAGCCAGGCCATCAAGAGCTATGGCGAATCGGTGACCGGCCAGAACGATCAGAGCCTGGGGCGGTCCATTGATCGGCCGAACGCGCCACGCACGGCCGCCGGCCAGATTGCACTGATCGAACAGGGCAACATCCGCGCGTATTTGGACACCATGTTTCTGCGCGAGGATCTGTCGAAGATCCTCAAATGGGCGTGGGCGCTCGAAGCCACGTTCGCCGGGCCGAAAAAGTTCTTCCGGGTTACCGAGGAATCGGCCGATGGGCTTTTTGAGCGTCGCAAGGGCGGCGCGATCATGACGGCCGACGAGTTCGCCGGCGCCTACGACTTCGATATCAAGTTCGCCACTTCCTACTGGTCAAAGGAAGCGCAGAAGGAACGCGATCTGCAGCTGTTCGGATTCGACCTGCAGAACCCGCTGTTTTTGACCAATCCGCAGGCGCTGTGGCATGCGACGAACCGCATCCACAAAGCGATGGGAGACGACAACCTGGCCGCAGTGCTTCCGCAGCCTCCGGAGCTCGATCTTCCGAAGTCGCCGAGCGATGAGTGGACGATCATGCTGCAGGGTGAAGCCGTAGCGGTGAACCCGCAGGACAACGACGATCTGCATCTGATGCAGCATTACGGCCAGATGCAAGACGAGCGCGATGCCCGGACTCCGGATCAGAAGGCGATGCAGGCACTTACGGTGCACATCATCGCTCACGAGAAGCAGAAGCGGGTCAAGATGCTCATGCAGGCGATGGCAAGTAACTTGTCGCAGACGATCGCGGCCAACACACAGAACGGAACGCCCGGGCTCAACGCTTCCGGCGGGATGTCGATGTCAATGGCGCAGCTGCAGGGATTTCTGGCGGAGATGACTGGACAACAGGGAGGGACGCCCGGTGGTAAGACAGTGGCTCAAGCGGCTCCTGGGGCCGGCGGAGGTGGAGGCGGAACGGGAATGCCCGGAGCAGGGGGAACAGGAGCAATGCCAGCTGCAGGCTGAGGAGCAGACAGTGCAGGAATCCCCGGCTCCGCCCGCTTCGCAACAGGTCACAACGAAGGCGCGGATTACCGGGGATGCGCTGAAAGCAAAGCTTCGGGAGGAGCGCAGAAAACGTGGTTAATCCGGACATCATCGACTTCGATGAGATGCGGGCCACGCTCGAATCTCCCGGCTGGCACAAGATCCGCGAGTTGTTCTTAAAGCCGCAGTTTCTGAACGCGACCGTTGCACTCCGAAACAAAAACAACGACCACGGAGAAACGCAGCACCAGCGCGGATTCCTCGACGCTATCGAGTACGTGTTGCAGCTCAAGGAAAGAATCGCGGCCGAGGAACGCGCACAGAAAGGCGAACGTGCAAAGCCTCCACAAGTCCACAAACGCTAGCGGCGGACACGTTGTGATGGGTGAGCGGTGTCACTACTGCTCACGGTTCCGGCCTCCATCGGAGGTGATGAGAATCGGCGGCGTGATCAAGATGTGCCATCGCTGCTATGAGCATCACGCCAACGCCATCAAGGCTTTCGGCGGTACCGCGCAGCCGGAGTGCTACGACTGCCAGCGCAAGCTCAGCGAAATGGAAGATGAGGACGGTAAGGGCAATGTCCGTATGCACCTGCACGTACGTGACGGGTGGTTTTATCAGCTACTGTGCGGACCCTGCTCCGCCAAATACGTCCGCAAGCGCGTGGACCTCTTTGGAGATACCCCTTACGGCGACAAGTTGAAACTCAAGGGGACCAAATAGGTGGATCACGAAGACGAAGTGCTTGAGGGTGATCATCAGACAGATGATTCCTCCGAAGATGGCGGTTCTGCCAAGGGCGGCCGCAAAGACAAAGACACCGTAACGATCTCACGCAAAGAGTATGAGGCGCAGCAGCGCCGCATCGGAGAGCTGGAAGGTAGCGAGCGCTACTGGTCAGAACGCGCCACGCGCGGCGGCCGCAGCGAAGAGGAAGAGGAGAACGAGGACGAAGAGGAAGACGACGCCGGCGGCCGTGGCCGCGGGCGTAACAGCCGCAAGTCTCGCCAGGAAGACGACGACGAAGAGGACGGCTTGCCCGATGACACGCCCACCAAGCTCACGGAGGATCTCACCGAGCAAGGTCTTGAGGCACTCCGCAAACGCGGCGTCATCACCAGAAAGCAACTGAAGGAAATCCTCGCGCGCCAGGCCGAACAGACCCGCAAACAGGTCGAAAAGACGGTCCGCACCGCAATCGACCGAACCACGAAGACACTCGCGGCCGATGCAAAGCTCATGGAGCAGTATCCGTTTCTCGCCAAACCGGATTCGGAGGCCTTCAAGCTCGCACAGAAGTACTACAAAGAGGAGCTGCGGGACGATCCCGACGTTCCTCAAAAAGTCGCGTTGCGCCATGCAGCGAAGCTGGCGGCCGCGGAAATCCGTTCGACCGATCGCGATCGGCGCCGTCGGATCCAGGAGCAAGGCGACGACTACTCTCCCCGCCAGTCCGGCTACTCCGACGAAGACGATGATCTGGGCCCGCAGTCGCGCCGCATCATCAGCGATTTCGGCATCGATGAAAAGACATTCCGCAAGTACCGCAGGGGTGACAACTAATGGCTGAGAAGAAAACAGCACGGCAGCGCTCTGAAGAGCGCCTGGCTCGCAAAGAGATGGCCGGGATTCCGGATTCGAGGCCGTTCGCCCAAACCGGAAACGATCCCTATGCCCACTTGCGTGAGCTTCACGTTGGCGGAATGCGCGTCGGAGACCTCCCGGAAGACGTGATCGCGCGCATGTCGTACGATCACACCGACGAAGGGATTGAAGAGCGCAACGCCGGAAAGAAAGAAGGCGCGGCACGCGAGATCTCCGGACCGCGTGAGAAGAAGATCGCGCAGCGACGCGATCATCTTGGCAATGATTCGTTGGAACCGTGGATGGCTCCGGACCCGCTAAAGCAGTTGGCCGATGAGCACACCACGCCCGGGTTCAGTCCAAAGTTCCTGTCGCCTGATCTGATCAAGCGCAAGGGAACGCGGGGCTTCCAACCCGTGATCAAGAATGGCGAGCCGGTCAAGATGGGCGAGCTGATACTGGCGCAAATGCCGATCGAGCAAGTCCAGCAACGGAACCGGAAGTATCGCGAGCTTTCTAACCAAGCGCAGCGCGAGGTTAGTCAGAATTTTGCGGAGCAACGTGGCGGGCGAGCGAGTGACTTCGATGACGACGTCCCCTCGAACCGACAAGGGCGAGCACTCCCCGTGCTCGGTGATGGTCTCCAGAACGATCGGGGCTTCGCTGCACACGACGACTGATCTTTTTTAGGAGACCGACAACAACATGGCGAACAACGATAACCCGCATGGGCTTCGTCCGCTCGGCCGCGTTATCGGAGGTGGCGAACCCGAAATTCTGGGGTTCGATAAAGATGCCTCCGAGGCCGCCGCTATCTTCATGTGGGATGCGGTGAACCAGGAAGCCGATGGAAACATCGAGGCCAACAGCGCCACGCCTGGCACCACACTCTACACCGGCGTTTCGCTCAACTACGGCGCCGCGTCGACGCTCACGCGCCATCTGGTGATGGTGAGCCCCAACGCGCTCTTTGAGGCGCAGGACAACAACGACACTGACGGCTTTGCGGCCGCTGATGCTGGTCTCGGCTGCAACATCGAACTCAACGCAGGTAGCACCACCACGCAGGTCTCGGGTCACGAACTCGATGAGTCCACCGCGGCGGCTTCCTCGCTCGACGTGAAACTGCTGGAGCTGCTCGACGTTCCGGACAACGCTTATGGGGCGTTCTCGCGGTGGGTCATTCAGTTCAACAAGCACCGTTTTGCCTACGGTACGGCCGGAGTTTAAGGGAGAGCATCAGTGATCATTCGAGGACAATTTTCAGACTTTTTCAACGAAACGATGCTCCCCGCGCTTCGCGCGACTCTGTGGAACGAATACGATGCGTATCCGACACAGTTCACGGAGATCTTTCAAATCGAAACCTCTACTCGCTCCATCGAGCAGTACAGCGGCGTGACTGGACTCGGTCTCTTCCGTGAGATCGAAGAGGGCGAGGGAATCTCCTTTGATTCTCCGCTCCAGATGTTCGACAAGACTTTCAAGCACAAGCGTTACGGTTTGGGCTTCAAGGTTTCGCAGGACGTCGTCGAAGACGACAAGATCAGCCTGGTAACCAAGCAGACCAAAGAATTGGCCATGTCTGCGAAGGAAACGCAGGAAATCGACGCTGCTTCCACGTTCAATAACGCCTTCACCGCTGCGTCCTACGCGGGACCGGACGGTAAGGCCCTCTGCGCTTCCGATCATCCGCTCATCAAAAGTGGCGGCAGTCAGTCCAACATCCTTTCTGTCGCAGCCGACCTCGACCACACCAGTCTGGAGCTGGCACTCACCGACTTTGAGATGATGCGCGACGCGAGCGGCCGTCTACGCCACGTGCCCGTGAAGCGCGTGGTTGTCGCACCGCAGAACCGCTTCAACGTCCACGAGATTTTGAAGTCGGTGATGCGCAGCGATACGGCGAACAACACAACCAACGGCCTGAAGTATGCGACCGATGGTATGCCTGATCCGTTTGTGTGGCGTTATCTGACCGATCCGGACGCGTGGTTTCTGACCAGCGCGCCTGGCCGATCCGGTCTCGTGTGGTTCTGGCGTCGCAAGCCCTACACCAAGGCGGGCACCGACGATCTGACCGAAACGGGACGCTTCATGATGCGCTACCGGAAGTCGCACGGCTTCTATACGTTTTACGGCGTTTACGGTACTCCCGGAGCTTAACTCCGGGCTTTCCTTGCAGTGGTTAGCGGAGGCCTCCGGGTCTCCGCTCTTTTTCCCCAGATTTTGAACCCGAGGTGTGAGAGATGAGAGCTACGCGCTTTTCGAAGCTCCTGGTGAAGGGTGCGCCCGCCAGTGAAATTCCCCTCCAGATCAAGCAGGCTGCCAGCCAGACCGGCAAGGCCCTGCAGATTGTGGACTCTTCCGATAACGAGATTTTTGCGATCGGAGCGAACGGCTACGGCGCCACGCGCTACGCCGAAGTGTCGCTCACGAACGCGGAAATCAAGGCGCTGCGCGCCACGCCGAAGACGCTGGTTGCGGCTCCCGGAGCCGGCCTGTTGCTGGAATTCGTTTCGGCCGTACTGTTCCTCGATTACGGCTCGAACGTTCTCACTGAGAGTGCCGACAACATGGCCGTGAAGTACACCGACGGCAGCGGCACCGCGGTGTCCGAAACGATCGAGTGCACTGGCTTTATCGACCAAAGTGCGGACACCATGACGACGGCTCGCGCAAAAGTGGACGGCATTGTTGCGAAATCGGGCTGCGAAAACAAGGCGCTTGTTCTTCACCAGACTGGCGACGGTGAGTGGGGTGGGAACGCTGGTTCAGACACCACGATGCGCGTGAAGGTCGCCTACCGCGTTCACAAGACCGATTGGTAAGGAGTGAGCGATGGCAGATTCGAAAGCTGAAGTCGCGCGCTTTGGGCCCCAAGTGCCGGCGCGCAGCGCGGTGGCAGTCACACCGAGCGATTCGACCGACATCGTTCCCACCCGCGGCTTATACGTGGGCGGATCCGGAGCCGTGAAAGTCATCATGGCCGACGATGTTGCTGCCGGCGCAGTGACGTTTACGGCACTCGCTGCAGGCATCGTGCATCCGCTGCGCGTCAAGCGCGTGTACTCGACCGGAACGGCGGCGACAGGCATCGTCGCCCTGTATTAACGCCATGGCGCAGATCGTTCCACTTTCGGGTGAACCGCTCAACGACCGCGCGCGCGAGAAGCGGCGGCGAGGCTTTCACGTTGGGCCGAACGGCCGTTGCACTCGCACTCCGGAGTGGGAGGCCGAACGCAAGGGACACCTGAAGCGGAAGCGCGGGCTGCTTGAACAACACATGCGGCAGATCGACGCTCAGCTGAATCCGCCGGAAAGCGAGGAGACACCGTCATGGCTTCGTTCTTTTACAACAGCGCTAAGGCGGAAATTGTCGGCGGCGTTCAGGATCTAGATACCAACACTTTCAGGATCATGTTGCTGACGGCGTCCTACACGCCGAACATCGACAGCCACACGACGCGCGCTGATCTCACGAACGAAGTATCGGGTACGGGTTATACGGCCGGCGGCCAGGCGCTGGCCGGCGTCTCTCTGAGCGTTGATAACGCAAACGACCGGGCTGTTTGGGACGCAAACGATCCCACTTGGACGACGGCAACGATTACGGGTGCACGGTATGGAGCCGTGTACAAGTCGAACGGCGGCGCCGCTTCGGGTGATCCACTGACGCTGCTGATCGACTTTGGTGCGGCCTACTCCTCGGTTGCTGAGGATTTTGTGATTCAACTGCCGGCTTCGGGGCTGGCGATTGTGACGGATTGAGGGAAGGGAAGAGGTCTATGTCGAGCATTGTGGTCACAGCGGTCGGCTTGGCGCGTGCGCCGCAGGCGTGTTCCGCGACACGGGAGAGAGAGCGCCGGCTAAAGCGTCTCGCAGCGTCCACGCTGATGAGACTGCCTGTCCGTGCCGAGCTGCGCGAGCAGTGGCTGCGAGAAGCATTCATGCGGATTCAATGGCTGTGTCGCATGGCGCCCTTCCGCATCGGCGGCGGTTCGATCGGCGACACCTTCGAAAACGACGTGATGCGGCTGGTTTTCAACGCAACGGCAATCACGAATATCGCCGACAACGCCGCTTCGAGCCCCCTGACAAACCTTTACGCTTCGCTCCATACGGCTGACCCGGGCGAGTCCGGAAATCAGACCACGAGCGAAGCTGCGTACACGAGTTATGCCCGTGTGGCTGTGGCGCGAACCACTGGAGGCTGGACGGTAACGAACAATTCCGTTTCTCCCGTCGCGACGATCGCATTCCCCGCTGGTACTGGCGGATCCGGAACGGCCACTCACTTTGTAGTCGGAACGGCATCCTCGGGCACAGGAAAGATCCTGTTTAGCGGGACCGTTTCGCCGAACATCGTCATGGGCAACGGTGTCACGCCTCAGCTGAGCACAGCCACTGCGATCACCCTCGACTAGGTTATGGCGAGCAATATTCGCTATGGAGATTTACCTACATGGCACTTTTGCTCGTAAGAACAATCGACAATACGCACGCTGATGAATCCCGGGATATCCGGGGAACCTGGAAAGCCGGGGATATCGTACAGGTGCTGCCCGATACCGCTTTCGACGGCGACACCCAGAAGAACCCGATCGCCGAGGGCTTCGCGCTGATCAAAGTCAATCGCGCAGAGGCGCTGCTACAGCAGTATGTTGGCCCTGCGAAGATCACGTTGAAGCGGGAAGAGGTCACTATGCGACGGCTGAATGGGCGTATTGTGGCCACGCGACAATCAGTGGATGACGTCCAGCCCGTGGTACGGTCCCGCTATTCCATTAGTCTCGATGGGCTTCCAGCGAGCCGGTATGTCGAAATCACGGCAGCGCAACTGTTGGCGAGGTTAACCGACAAGTCGACGCTCGTGGATATCGAGTAAATGGCCAACATCCGCTATGTAAATCCGGATTCGACCGCCGGCGGTAACGGCACTACGAACGCCACCACAGGTGCAAACCGCGCCTACGTCTCGTTGTCCGCGTGGGAAGCCGCAAGACAAGCGTCTCTCTCCGATGTAGAGGAGTGCGTTTGTGAAACAGGTGGCACGGCGGACTCGACTGCCGTTACCATCGACGGCTGGACCACGAGCGCGGCCAACTACATTTACATCCACCCAAGCGCCGGCCATCGTCACCCAGGATACTGGGATGCAGCAAAATATCGCCTCACCGCGAACCTGAATTACTGGGAGGACTTCGTTCGCATTGAGGGTGTGCAGTGGCGTACAGCGTCAGGCACGATAGCTATACAGGGAAACGATACAGGCACAACCACGGCTGATGTCCGAATATACAATTGCGTCTTTGACGCCTGCGCGGGAAGTGGCGCTTTCGGTTATGTCGTCCGCATGGATCACCGCAAAACGATCATGTTCAACAACGTGTGGAACAATTGCGGGGGCGGTGCCTTAACGACGGTCTACGCTATCCGGTCCAACAATTCAAACGGTGGAATTTTCTTTTACAACAACACCATTCGTGGCTCCAACTCAAACTTCGACGTAGGTGTTGGTGCGGACAACGGCATCTGGAGAATCCGGAACGTAGCCGTGTTCAACGTCAATGGAGCTGCATTTATTGGAGGCGGCACCATCACTGCCGACTACCTTGCCTCCTCTGATGCTACGGGCGACGATCTGGGCGGATCGCATGACAAGATCAGCCAGAGCTTCACAAGCACGTTTGTAAATGCCGGCAGCGGCGATCTACACCTTCAGAGCGGCGACACCGTTCTGAAAGATGCCGGACAGGATCTGTCGAGCGATCCAGACAGCTATGGCGGATCCATCGGTACACCTCTTTCGCTCGACATTGACGGCGATTCCAGATCCGCACCGTGGTCGATCGGAGTTGACGTCGTCGTCGCGACCGCCTCAGTTGGCACGGCGGGCGGAGTAGGAGCAGCTTCGGGCGTTGGCGCATCCATCGCTTCCGCGGCTGGTTCGGCTTCCGGAGTAGGGGCGGCGTCAGGCGTTGGTAGGTCAACCGCCACAGCGGCAGGGGCCAGCGCGGGCGTTGCTACCGTCTCCGGCGTTGGTGCCAGTACAGCGGCGGCCGCGGGTTCAGCATCTGGAACCGGCGCAGCGAGCGGCGTAGGTGTAAGCACAGCATCCTCGGCCGGTTCGGCTGCCGGAATTGGGGCGGCTTCCGGTGTAGGATCGAGCATCGCCGAAGCAACGGGTTCGGCAAGCGGAACAGCGACCGTCACGGGCGTTTCAGACGCCGGCGCAAGCACCGGAACCGCATCCGGACAAGCGACCGTCATCGGAGTGGGCGCGAGCACTGCTGTTGCCTCTGGTGCGAGCGCAGCAGTATCGACAGCCGCCGCGATCGGCGCAGGCACGGCGGTAGCGACCGGAGCAGCTGCGGGAACGGCTTCGGCTTCGGCCGTCGCGACGGCTCGCGTGCAACTGGCCGCCGCATCCCTCAATTTGCGGCTGCGCGCTGCCTCTCCAACCGTGGCGGTTGGGGCCACTGTCGCGATCTCGTCGGCGCCGTTCAGATTGCGAGTCCAGACACCTGCGATTCTTCCGGCGCTGCCCAGTGTGCCCGGGTCTCACAGTTCGCTTTCGATGGGCATCAGCGCCGGGCTCTAAGCTCGGCAATGAGCAGGGCGTGCTGATCGTAACGCTCCTCGCTGCCCTTGCCTTTGCTCAGAACACACGCGCGCCTGTCGGTGGACCTGGAAACACACAGCTTCTCCCTCTGAACACGATCGGCGGCTCTGTCACAAACCGCGCGGTACGTGTCAATTCGCAGGGCCGCCTGGCCGTCGTCACCGGCACACTGACGGATTGCGTGCTCGTGAATGGATCGAGCGGGCCGTGCGGATCCGGCAGCGGCGACGTCCCCTCGACGCGAACCATCAGCACGACACTTCCGCTCACTGGCGGCGGAGATCTCAGCGCAAACCGTACAATCTCGATGCCGGCGGCCGCGACCGGCCAGAGCGGGTATCTCACCTCGACCGATTGGAACACCTTCAATAGCAAGGTAGGAACGGCTCGCACGATCTCCACTAGTGCGCCATTGGGCGGCGGCGGCGATCTGTCGAGCGATCGCACCCTCACCTGCAGCACGTGCGAGGTGACCACAAACAAGAACGCAAGCAGCGGCTACGCTGGCCTCAGCGCGGGCAAGCTGACCGCCAGCGTGGGTCAGGAAGTCTGGAGCGTTGCAGACCTCACCGAGTACACCGGATCATCCGGAAGCGGCGCAACGGCCGTACGCTCAACGTTTACCAACCTAACGAACGGCGACGTTCTGACCTGGTCCGGCTCGAACTGGGTGAACCAAACCCCTACCGGCGTGTCTACGATTGCGGGACTGACTGACACCCGAGTGACCAAAACGGACAATACGCACCTTGCGTATTCCGGCGGTTACGTCCGCTGTGGAGTCACTCCGGTGAGCACGGCCGCGATCGCGTCCATCACTCTGGCCAGTGGATCGGCCGGCACTGTCCATGTGGGCGTGAATTGCGCGGCATCTGGAGCCATCGTCATTGCGTCTGGCACGCTGAGTATTACCGGAAGCGGCTTTACTCCTTCCGCGGACTCCGACCTCTCGAACTACCAGAACATCATTCCAATCGCATCCGTCACCGTAGCGACGAGCGCGTTCGGAACGCCAGTGAACTATAACTCGATGGTCTCCGGCGGCGGCGTCACTTGCTCAACCGGGCTCACGTGCGACATCGATGCTAACGGCCTGTGGCGCCTGGCTGTGGATTCCACAATCGCGCTGCGTACGCTGTCGAACCTGTCGAGCGTTTCCATCAACACGGCGCTGATTCCCCAGACCGGCGTAGATCTCGGTGCGGCGGCAACTGCCTTTCGCGACATCTATCTGTACGGGTCTGGCACGTTTGGCTCACACTCCATCAAACTGACCAGCGCACCGACCGGCAATCGCGTTGTCACACTTCCTAACTTCACGACGACACTTATCGGTACGAGCGGAAGCCTGACAACCAACAACATCGCGAGATTCAACGCAAATGGTGAAGTGATCGACGCCGGCGTCGCGATCGGTAACGTTGTGCAGCGCACCAGCACGAACTTCACGGCCACCGAGATTCTGTTAGCCGAGACCAGCTCCGGAATAGGACACTCCGGAATTCTGGTGAGCGGAGACGACACCTCCGCATCGCGCACCGTTAGCTTCGGCGTCTCCGGAACTGATCCCGTCGTCACCGTCGGCGCGAGTTCGTTCGACATCTCCACAGGCACCCTGAAACAGGGCGGAAACCCGGTCGAGACCAAGGCGGCGAACACACAGGTTAAGACCTTCATTATTCCCGGTACCGGCGTAAGCAACGTGCTGCAGGATGCAGACGATCAGCAGTCCGTCTGGAACAACCAGCACGGCGGCGCGATCACGATCAGCTCTGTCACTTGCGAGTCGGACGCGGGCACGCCATCGATTCAACTGCAGAAGGATGACGGCTCACCGACGAACATGCTCAGCGCGAGTCCTGGCTTTGGTTGCGCGACGACGCCGGCGACAACGACATCGTTCGTGAGCGGAGAGAACGTGCTGGCCGCGGGCGATCGCCTCGACTTCCTTTCGATCTCTGCAGGCGGATCCGCGCACTGGGTCTCCGTCACGTTCGTTTACACGAGGAACTAACATGCGTTGGGCGATTCTACTGCTTCTCGCCATGCCGGCGAGCGGTGCCTGGACGAACTGCCGGCAGCTCACCCCGACCACACAGCCAGGCTCCTCACTCACGGACTTCACCGCTCTGGTGAGTGACACCTATGCCTGGATGGCAGCCACAGGGAGCGGCGGAGATCTCCAGGACGCGCAAGGCGACGATTTTCGCTTCTACTCGAGCTCGGATTGTGCGACGGGCGCACTGAAGTACCGCCGGCTGAGCTGGAACAGCTCCACCGGCGCATTCTCGGCGTGGGTCAAGATTCCGACGTTCGCCAGTGGCACATCCATCTGGATCGGCACGGGTGACAGCGGTGTCACCACCGATGGATCGGACGCGGCGAACACTTGGCCGAGTTCGGTGAAGGTGGTTTATCAGATGGACGATAACGCCGCAAATACAACGGTTACGGACGATTTGGGTGCGACCAACCTCACCAACCAGGCGAACACCTCCGGAAAAACGACAAGCGGGCAAATCGGCTCAGCGCTCGTGTTTAACGACACCGGCACGCCAGACTATGCGACCGCGGCCGGCACGGCGATCAACAGCCTCACCACGAACTTCATGATCGAAGGCTGGCTCTACCGAACGGGATCGTCCGCAAGCGGCGACTTCTGGCTTGCCAAGGGCCGCGGCGGTGCAAGCGGGTGGGCTCCGTTCACGCAAAGCGGAACACATCAGTTCGTGAAATTCGGCGTAGCGGCTTTCGATAGCGCCGTGTCCTCTTCCACAAACACCTGGGAGCACATCGTGTGGACGGTCGACGGAAGCAACGTCGCACGGCTTTACAAAAACGGCTCGCTGGTCTTTACGAGCGGGAACAATTCCGCGATCGGCGCTTCCACCAACGAATTCAATCTGGCGGTGGCACGCGACGGAACAGGCGCCGTCGACAACTCGACGCTCTGGAAGGGGCGGCTCGATTACATCGTCGTGCGAAACGCATTACCGGCCGTACCGGCGGATTGGATCGCGGCGGAGTATGCCAACCAGAGCAACCCTTCGGGCTACTGGTCTGTAGGTTCAGCCGGAACGACGAAACGACGGATCATTTTCACCCAATGAAAGCAGTATTCACTCTTTTACTCGTCGCAAATACGCTCGGGGCCGCCCTGCGCACCGTGTGCGCCTCCGGATGCGATCACCAGACGCTCTCGCAAGCGGTATCGGCGCATTCGCCTGGCGACATCATCGAGATGGCATGCGGCGAAGACTTTCTGAACTCTTCGATCACCTGGCCGTGGAAGGACAACCCGCGCGGGCTAATCACCACCGTCCGATCGAGCTGTTGGGAGAAGCTCCCGCCGCGGGGCGTGAGAGTGAACCCGACTCAGCATCGCAGCCTGATGCCTCACCTGTATCCGTCGAATTCGAGCGACGCGATCATTCGGATGGGCGGAAATCAGGCCGTCGTCACAAACGTAAACACAGCCACCAATACGATCACGCTCGATTCGTCCGCCGGCATCACCAACGGGGCAGGAATCGCCTGCCGGACGGTCGGATCCATGCCCGGCTCAATGGTGGAGAACCGCGAATATATCATCTCCAGCGCCTCCGGAGCGAGCTTTGTTCCAACCGAGAACGGCTCTGCGGTCACACTAAACACCGCCGGCAGCGGAATCTATTGCACTCCGACGCGCGTCGCGAGCTACGTCAGATTTCTGGGGATCAACTTTGAACAGCGCGCCGGGACACCGTTTCTCTATAGCCTGCTTGAAATTGGGACGGGCTACGAAGCGGCCGTGGTGGGCACACCCCGCAACATCCACTTCGACCACTGCATCTTCGACTCGCCGGTGAATGAGAGTGGGCCGCGGAATCACATCTTTCTGAACGGCCGATACGTCACGGTCGAGGATAGCTGGCTCGCCAACGCCAAGCAGAATTCGATTGAGTCTCACGCCATCGTGATGGTGCAGACTCCCGGGCCCGTGCTCATTCGCAACAACTATCTGAACGCCGCCAGTATCAACATTCTGACCGGCGGAGAAGATACCAAGATCCGCGGACAGATTCCGACGGACATCACGATCGTCAACAACCACTTCCAAAAGAGCGGCTACATGCTGTGGATGCAGGGCACGGCGGCGCCAACCGGCTCCTGCCTGAATGGCCGCTACTACATCCGGAAGATCACACAGCCTAATGTGCTGTCCATCACGCAGACCGGAACTCCCGGCTCGACGGGCTACACGTACCAGGTTGTCGCGATCAATGGCGGAGCTGGATCACCAAAGACCAAGGGATACGACGCCTTCACCGGCACCGGAAACGCTACGCTCAACAGCTCGAACTACAACGTCGTAACGTGGGCCGCGGTCACTGGAGCCAGTTCATACGACGTCTATCGCACATTCGGTGGAGCGAGTCAGGGAAAGATCGCCTCCGTTTCTTCCGGAACGCTCACCTACAACGACCAGGGAGCGGCCGGCGACGGAGTCTCGCCAAGCGATCCCACTTGTGCCGATGGTGGCTGCTACACCTGCACGGCAAGCGCATGGGCGCTTGATTCGTCAGCTCCCTACAGGTCCGAGACCTACAACGCCAAGGGCTTCTTTGAATCAAAGAAGTGTCTGCGTTGCTTGCTCGAAGGAAACTGGATGGACACCAGTTTCGCCGATATTGACCCCGGAAACACGGGTTACTGCTTCTTTCTCAGCTCCTATCACGACGACACCAACAGGTACGTCACGTATCGAAACAACCACTGCGAAAAGATGTGGACCGGCATAGGTGTGGCCATCTCCTACGATGGCTATCCCCATTCGAACTATCAGATTCAAATCGTGAACAACAATCTGCTCGATATGGGGATCAATCCCGACTACACATCGAATGACCCGGCAACTCCGGGGAACCTGTTTCACCGCAGATCGACGTACTTCGGCACGGCATTCGATGATGTGAGCGTCCGCAACAACACGATCAGGACAGCCGCCGGAATGACTTCAACGGGCGCTATCGTGTTCAGCAACTTTAGCGGCGGCGCCAACCTCAACTTCGATTTCCGGAACAACATCATTGACCAGGGCGGCGCCGGCATTCTATACGACACCACGGGAACGGATGACTGCGCACCCGGCAGCAAGATGGGAGCGTTCATCGACACGCCGACCGGGCGGTTCCGAAACAACGTGCTGTACGGATCCGCCGGCATCTCGCCGAGCTGCGCCTTCACGAGTCTCGGAACACCCTCGACGGTCGATTTTGTTTCCGCTTCAGACAGCACCCTGCAGACGATCAGCCCGTACTCGCCGGGCTGCGCGTCCGGCTGCGCGTTTGTCGGTACCGACGGCAGAGCGCCAGGCGTCAACAAGGCACTGAACGACTGGCACACCTCCGGAGCGGTTGCGGGAACCCCGCGCTGGATGGCTGATTTTGAGGTGGAGGTGGGGAGCGCTAAGGCACTCTTGCGCTACACGGCGCCGACGACGGCGCCCTGTACGGTGGCGCTTTACACCAACGCGGGAATGACCATTGAGCACGCCGATACCGACACGTCCGGCAAAAAGCTCGACTCGCGTTCCGGCAGCTATACGGACGGTCTCCGGCGCAATCACGTCCTCGGCCTCAACACGGCGCTCACACCCGGCGGCAGCACCCTATACGGAATGCTCACATGCGCCTCGCAGACGCGGCCGTTCGAGTTCGTGACGAAGGCCACCGGCACCGGCCGCACCGTGCCGATCAGCTATGCGACGAGCCGCAATGGTCAGGTCTGCGACGATGTCGCGATGTCCACCAATTGCACCTCGTTCACGGGCACGGCGAAACACAGCGTGGTGATGGGCTTCAACTCGGTGCGCTGGTATCAGGAAGAGGGCGGCCGGAAGCGGGCGCTGATCGAGCCGTAGCCGGGCAATTGAACCGCAGAATGAAGTTTTACACCAAGACTCTCGCAATTGCGCTATTCGCTTGCTCGCTGATGGCGCAGGTAACTTTCAATGGCATTCCGGACAACGCTCGACGGCCTTTCGCGCCGACCGAAGAGTTCCTCAAAAACGAGGTAAAGCAGACGCAGGATGCACTCAGCGTCCGGCTGATCTCTGAAAACGATTACGACATGATCGTGCTGGCCAATGGCTACCAGTACGAGCGTGTTTTCAACTACGGACCCGCGGTTCCTTTCAGCTCCGATGGTCGCGTCAAGACATGGTGGAACGGCGGCCAGGCTTTTGAGGGCGTGTTCGTCGCGCGCAACCCTGATGGTTCGTGGGCGTGTGAGCTGAACCAGGAGACTATCCCGGGTATGCAGTGGGCGACCCGCGAGCTGTACGACTTTTACAGGCTGCGCAATCGTGATTTCCCGTGCGTCCCGAAGCTGGTAACTCGCATCATTGATGCGAATGAGGCGGGAAGGGCGCAGTTTGGGAACGGTCCGGCGGCCGATTTCCCACTGGCGAAGATCCTTCGCAATGATCCGACGGCGAACTTTCGCAGCACGTTTCCGCGGAACGTGGGCCTCCGGATCAACGCTCTCGGCGGGCTCGACTGGTTTCGCCTGGACGCTTACGATCGCGCCTATCCGGTCACCACAACGACAACGATCGGCTCACCTTCGGAGCGATCGCCAGGCGTGATCATGGCCACCCTTGGAATGCTTTTCAATAACCCGAACCTTTCCGCGGCCGAGAAGTTCGCGCAGATCAAAGCTCTGTTTGTTCCATAGGGCAACCTACCGGGTGTGACTTACGGCGAGATCCGTCTATTTCTCACTCAGTGGGCGCCCGGGACGCCACTGAACCTGATCAGCGGTTGGATACAGGACCGCTATAGCGAGATTCTCGGCCGGCTGATGTGGACCCGCCAGAAAGCACAGATCGTGCTGCAGGCGGCTGCGAGCTACGCAACGGGAACCGTGGCAGTGACTGCCGGCGGTACCGAACTTGTTGGCACCGGGACAACCTGGACCAGCGACATGAACGGCCGCCTGATTCGCATTAACGAGCAGGCGGCTTTCTACACGTTCACGTTTGTGGATGCGACAAACGCGACGATCGACCGGGCGTATGAAGGCGAGACTGAATCGGGACTCAGCTACCGCATCGACCAGAACCTGATCTATCTCCCTCCGGAGGCGCGCGCCGTCGAACAGGTGCGCCGTATGGATCCGCCCGGCGTCCTCACCAGGTGGGACACGCTCACGAGCGGCGAGGACATGCCCAACCGGGCGAGCTATGGCACTCCGCTGCACTGGCTGCAGCACATGGATAGTCAGACGGAGTATCCGGTTATCCAGCTGGAGTTACTCCCTATTCCGGAGCTGCTATCGAGCTACCCGATCACTTACTGGTACGAGGATGTTCCTCCGACGGCAACGGCGACGACGCTGCTGCCCTGGATGCAGCCAGGTGCGATCAAAGCGGGCGTGCAGGCCGACATCTCCGGCTGGCAGAAAGACTATACCGGTCAAGCGCTGTGGGAGAAGAAATTTGAGGATCGCGTGCTCCAGATGCAGGCGAACGACCATCAGCGCAAGGGACAGACGCACATGCGCCTCTCTCCGTGGATGGTGCGCATGAGTAGGAGCTGTGACGACTAATGACGGCCGGAGATCTGAAGACTCGACTGTTCAAGCGGCTCGGTGAGGATTCCTCCGCTCCGACCTATTACACGAACTCAGAAGTATTGAACGCGCTGAACGCGGCCGAACGGCTCTTCTGTCTGATCACGCTATGTCTCGAATCGACGGCCGTGCTCACGCTCAGCGCAGGCGTTGCCTGGTATCTTCCGCTCTCGACGCTTTCCAACTGGCTGCTTCCGCTCCGAATGCGGATCACGGGAGGAGCAAAGCTCGAGCCTGCCCGTCTCGAAGAGCTGGACGCGTTGAGTCTGACGTGGGAAGAGACGGCCGGAACACCTTCGCGCTACTGCTCGCTCGGCTGGAATCTGCTCGCTTTTTATAAGCAGCCGGCATCGGGCGGCACAACGATCGACGTGACCTATGCGCGCGGGCCTGCAGCGATGACGACGGACGCATCGACGCCGGAGATTCCCGAAGAGTATCAGCCGTGCCTGGTCGAATGCGCGATTCCATTTCTTCGCATCAAAGAGGGTGGCCAGGAGTTTACAAAGAGCCTCTACCACTTCGATTCCTTTCTGAAGGACGCGGCCAAGATGGCGCTGTTTGTGCGCGCGCGCAACCTCTCGCAGCGCTATGACAAGCTACCCTTCGAACTCGAAAGTTTCGACCGGTCGAAGCTGCTCAAGCTGGCAATGAAGCAGCAGAAGCCTGCGGCGCTCGACATTCCCCAGGCAGCGGAGACCAGTGGCGGATAACACACCAATCACACCAGGCAGCGGCGTAGACATTGCGTCCGACGACGTCGGAGGAGTGCAGTTTCAGCGCGTAAAGATCGACATGGGCGGCGATGGCGCTTCGCTTCCCGCCTTCGGCGACGCGACGTATGGACTCGGCGTTGATGTGAAGCGCGTGGGCGGAAACGTCACTGTAGTGCAAGGCACCGGCTCGAATTTGAAGGTGGACGCGAGCGGCTATGCTGTTCCTGTCACCGACAATGGCGGGTCGCTCACGGTGGACGCTGCCAGCCTTCCTCTACCAACGGGAGCGGCCACCGAAGCGACTCTCGCCGGCATTAGGACCGGTACCGACAAGATTCCCGCGGCGCCGGCAGCCGAGCACGTGACGGCCGCCTCTCCCCATGCGGCCAGGCTGAGCGATGGCAGCGCCTTCTACGATGCAACGAAGACCGGCCAACTCCCGACAGCGCTCACCGGCAGCGGAAATCTGAAGGTCGCGATCGTGGAGGCCTCCGCAACGGTTCCTGTCAGTGATGGGAGCGGTAGTCTGACGGTGGACGCTCCAGTCGGAACACCGGTGTTTGTGCGCATCTCGAACGGCTCAGCGGCCGTCGATGCTTTGCCTGTCACCGACAATGGCGGAAACCTCTCGATCGATGACGGCGGAAACTCGATCACTGTCGATGGCACGGTGACCGCGAATCAGGGGACGCCTGCGGTTGCGTCGAACGCATGGCCCGTGAAGGTGAGCGACGGCACATCGTCCGTAGGAATTACGGACGTGGGCGGCGCGAAGTGTCTAAAGGTCGACGTCGTACAGCAGACCGTTCCGACGTCGAACCTGTTCTATGTCTCGGGTGTCGCTGTGGCGGTCGCGGCTTCGGCCGAAACAGCCAGCGGTGTTCAGCGCGTTGCGATCGTGGATGAGGCCGGAACCTACTTCAAGGAAGCGAACCCGCTTCCCGTGCGTTCCACCTATCCGGAGCACACCAGGCTGAAGAAGAGCATCGCCCTGAGTGCGAGCCAGACGGACATCGCCATCATCACGCCCACGTCGGGCAAGCGCTTCGTGTTGCTGAACGTGACGATCACGATCATCACCAGCGGCGCCCTGGCCGTGTTCGACAACTCGAACTCCGACACGAACATGATCTATCAGGGAACTCCTCCCGTGGGCGCCATCATCCCGCTGCACTTTGAACCAGGTCTGCCATCTGAGGCGATCAACAGTGTGCTGCGATACACGAGCGGATCCGGCCTGACCGGCCACCTGGTGCTCTTCGGCTACGAGGTGTAACCCGTGAGCCTGTTACTGCTCTTCCGCACACCCGCGGCAGGGACGGGAATTGATGTTTCCGACGTTCTCAAGAGCCTGCTTCCCGCGCTGCAGGCGGAGAGCTTCAATCAACTCGACTTCTGGACCGAAACCGAGCTGTATCAGTTTGCGGATGAAGCGGCGAAGCGCCTGGCTCGCGAGGTGGGCGGGTTCATTGTGCGCAGCTCCTTTGCGGTTGTCGCGAACACGGCCGAATACAGCGTGCCAGCCCGGCACATGGCGACGATCCGGGTCAGCCTGGCGGGCGAGGCGCTCTCGGTGTCCAATTTTGAGGAGATCGACGCGCTTGATGAGGACTGGCCGACGACGGCGGCCGACTATTGCGATCGCGTCTTCCATCCCACGCTCGAAACGCTGCGGCTCTACCCGATACCCAACACAGAGGTGAGCGGTAGCGTTGCGATCGTCTTTGCGCGGTATCCGGCGGAGATCACCGCGGCCGCGGCGATCGTATCGGCTCCTCTGTGCCTGCGGGACTACTTCACGTGGAGTGTCCTGGCGGCCGCCAGGGAGCGCGAGAGCGAGGCGGCGATGCCAGAGGTAGCGCAGTGGCTCGGCGGCGTGGTGGGCCTCTATACGCAAATGATGAAGGGTTATTGGGGCGGCACGCAGTGACGCGGATACTGCTCATCCTGGCAGCCTGGACCCTGCTCGAAGCTACCCCCGCACCTCCCAATTTGGAGCGGCTCAATTCCTTCGCCGAGCAGTACAACCTCTATGTGCAGCGGCTCAAGGAAGGGAAGCAGGACCTCGAACAGTGGGGACGTGTGCTGAGGGCCTGGCAGCGAGTGGCGAAGGGGCAATCTGCAGAGTGTGCCGTTCAAGAAAGACACCCAGAGAATCCTAGCCGGATCGTTGAATCTTCTCCCACCAGGTGACCTGATACCGGAAGGAGACTCGCTCCAGCTGCAGAACTGGCGCGTCGACCAGGCGGGGCAACTGCGATCACGCCGCGGGATGTCGGCAGACTCGCCGGCGATTGCCTACAGGCCGATCCGAAAGCTTTTTCGCGCGGCGAATGACCGCTACGCCTATGCGGGCGACAGCGTCCTGCACGGAGCAAATCTTTCCACTGTGGTATTCAACGGCGCGGGCGGCGGCCTGGCGGGCTTTGTGTCGATGAATCAGCGCACCTGGTTCATGAACGCGTTCAAGCAGCAGTGGATGGCGGGCGTTACGACCGGACAGATGGGCATTTCGGCGCCGTCGTCCGCTCCATCGGTGGGCATCCCTTACGGCGCCGGACCTGGCTCCGGGGTGCTGAACTCCGGCGACTCGGGTTTTCAATACTACGTCACCTACTCGAATGTTTACGGCGACGAGAGCGCACCGTCTCCGATTTCGGATCCGATCATCGCCATCAATCAGCCGGTTTTGGTAGGGCTTCCTGCTTCCCCGGACTCCCAGGTGATCTATTGGAACATCTATCGAATAGGCGCCGGCGTGAACAGCCCGCTGCGGGTCGCACAGGTGTATGGCGCCAGCAGTTTTTACGACAACGTCTCCGTTTCGCAGCAGCAGACCGATTTCATCGAGATGCCGCTGGACAACGACATGCCACCGGCCGCCTATGGCCTGGCTGGTCCGTTTCTCGGCCGCCTCATCGCCTTTCGGTCCATCGTGCAGCCCGGCCGTTACTGGTGGAGTAAGCCCGGGCAGCCGCACGCCTGGCCGGGTGCGCTCGATGATTTTGAGGGGAACTGGGAAGACGCCGGCGACGTGCGTGAGGCGATTCTGGCCGCCACACACGCAGGCCGCATGCTGCGGCTCTACAAAGAGAAAGGGATCTGGCGCGTCGATGGTGATCCCGACACAAACGATGTCGAGCGCACCAATGCCGATGTCGGACTCGTCGGGCCTGACGCGATTGCTTCCCGCGGCGCGGTGGACTACTTCCTTGGTCCGGAGGGTATCTACGCATTCAACGGCGATCGCACGGAGTTAATCAGCCATCGCATTGCACCGATCTTCAAAGGCGAGTACACCCGTGTCGGCGATGTTTACGTGCCACCGATCAACATTGTGGCTGCCTCACTCTCGGTGATGGCGCAGCGGTTTGGCCGATTGTATTTCAGCTATCCGAGCATCACATCCGAACCGGACACCACGCTGGTGTGCGACCTCGATAGCGGCCGCTGGTACACACACAAGCTCAGCGACAGCCTGCCGGCGACCGGATTCGCCGGATTGTACGACGAGGGAACCACGAGCGTCTTGCTTGGCTCCGTGAGCGGCGCGAGCACCTCGACGCTCTATCGGCTTGAGGAAGGGAATCGCGACGGTACCGCGGCGATCCCGCTCATCTGGCAGAGCCGCCAGGCCGATCAGGGCTTGCCCGATAACGAGAAGGTGTATCAGGACCTGGTCATCGACTACCAGACGGCCGATGCGAACGAATCCGCCAGCTCGCTCACCGTCAAGGTGATCTATAAGAACCAGTTTGTGGACAACGTCGTTGAACCCGTAGGGACGATCCAGTCCGGCGATCGCGTCCGCAAGACGTTCTCACTTGGCGGCTACCCGGGCCTCATGGCCTACAACCTGGCTGTGCGCATTGAAGGCGATGTGACCTCCACCGTGCGGATCTATGAAGCGACGCTGCACTACTATGTCGAGCCGCGGCGATCGCGCCACTGGGACTCCGGATGGCTCGATCTCGGCACGCGCAATTTCAAGGAACTGCTCGCCCTCGAATTCGACATTGAGTCTGATGATGCGGTGGACTTGGGCATCCATAACGACGATGTTTTCTTCAACCAGGCAGCCGCGAATACCATCACCGCTTCCACGATTCGCCGGCGCGTCTACCTGCAGAACGAAACGCAGCCGCCCACTCTCTACAATGCAAGTCAGAAAGGCATCAACGGCCGTAAGTTTCGCTTTACGCTCGCCGTGAACGAGGGGAAGTACTTCAAGCTGTATGGCGCCCGGGTGAAGGTGCGGCCTCTCGGAACGCTGATCGACGGTGACACGAAGGAGTTCTGGGTTCCGACTCCCCTATCGCCGGGCAATTAGCCCGATGTGCAGGGAGTAACTCAGTTCAAAGACGTGACGCTCGAATACGCGTCCACTGTTCCGTTCAGCGTGAACGTGTTGACGGATATGCCCGGCGATAGCCTTGGCATTCGGAAGTCGCTCACGTTTCCGGCGACCGGAGGAACCACGCAGCGCAACAAGATCACCCTGCCTCTCGATGGCGTCGAGGGGAAGCTGATCAAGTTCGCCGGCACGCTGCCTTCTGGCGGTGCCGTAGTGCTGTTTGCCGGCTCGTATCGAGCGCGCATCGTCGGCACGTATCTCGATGGCAGCCGCGGCGACTTTTGGGAAGTGGGCCCGCTCAGCCCGGGAGCGTAGGCCGTGGGCTTTGAGACGCTCTGGCTCTTCCGTTATCTCGAACTCGATTGCGACACGGACGCACCCGTCAACCTGAACGTTCTCACTGACAAGCCTGGCGACGTCATTTACGTGAAGCGCAGCCAGTCTTTCAACACAGAGGACACGACGACGGGGCGACGCACGGTGCGGATCCGCTTTCCTGGCTTCGCTAAGGGAAGGCTCCTGCAGGTGCGGATGGAACCGCTCGGTGTGATGCGCCTATACGGTGCGCGAGTCTATGCCAAGAAGCTCGGGGTGCGCGCACAGTGGGCCTGGTACGCGCTGCCGGTAGTTCCGACACCCGATCTATGGAGCACGTTCGGCATTCCCATTCCGGGCGTGCAGGACCTCTGGAGCGATGCGCCGATCCCGATCGAGGGAACACCGGACTTGTACGCAAGCGCTCCGATTCCGATCCCCGGAGTTTCGGAGGCCTGGTCGGAGGCTCATCTTCCTATCGCGCCCACTCCGGAGGAATACGCCTCAGCGCGGCTGCCGATCGCTCCGACGGCTGAGGAGTGGGGCACTATCCGGCTCCCGATCGCAGAGACACCCGTCGAGGGTATCTGGGTTGATCTGCCGGTGGAGGACTGATGCGAAGAGGCAGTGGCATCAATTTCGAGATCCCGCCCAACACTCCACCGCAAGAGATGGAACGGGTACTGAACGCGATCTTTCGTAAGATCGCTGCGCAGTTTTCGCAGCTAAGCACCTCGACATCGAGCGGAGGAAGTAGCGGAAGCGGCGGCAGTAGCGGCGGTGGCAGCAGTGGGGGTGGAAGCGGCGGGAGCGGCGGCGGGACGGCCGAAGGATTTATCTCCAGGCGCGTGCTCATCACCGATGATCCGCACGGCATCGGCGTTCCTGTTCCCTCTACACCTACTCTCCTGGCGCTTCTGCTCGAGCAGGATGATCCGGGCGGACACTTCATCTACTGGGGCGCGGAGTTCGTTGACGCTCCGGATCCGGCCGGACTACCGAGAAGCCAACGCGCGAAGGTTCTCATTCTTTTTTGTTCGAGCGAGGACGGGACGGCCTGGCTACAGGCAGCCCCCATGCAAGTCACATGATTCGGATTCTTCTCTGGCTACTATTGGCGAACCAGGCGGCGGCGCAAAGCATCACACGCGTGCAGACGCTCGAAGTGTCCGCACCTTCGGCGACGGAAGGCGGGCGGATCCGCTTCCGCGATGCGGCGAACCCGTCGCACTCGCTCACGATCCTTGCGCCGGCGTCCTTTCCTTCGCAGACCTGGCGGCTGCCGGCCACGCAGGCGGCCGGGCCACTCTGTAACGATGGTCTCGGTAATTTGACCTGGTCCGGATGCGGCGGAGGCGGCGGCGGTACCGGCGACTTCTCGACCAACACGACGACATCGGCCGCCGGCGAAATGGTTGTGTACGCGGACACCACGGGGAAGCTCGGCGGGCGATCGCTGTTTATTCTCGCTGGACCTGCGACGACGGCTAAAACGTACACCTTTCCAAATCAGAATTCCACGATGGCCGCGATCAACAACGTGCAGACCTGGTCTGCGGCGCAAACGATCAACGGCGGCTTGCTGATCGTGGACAACTTCGGAAACGCGCAGCACAACCATACCAACGGCGTGAACGGTGGACAGATCACCGACGCGGCGCTGTCGGCCGCGGTGACGGTCCCGAAGGGTGGTACAGGACAGACGTCTCTTTCGGCACATGGCGTGCTCATCGGCAACGGCACGAGCGCTGTGACTGTCAGCTCGGCCGGAACAAGCGGCTATTGCTTCGTCAGCAACGGCGCCTCGGCTGATCCCACGTTTCAGATCTGCCCGACAGGCGGCGGCAACGTGGCGGTCTCCGGATCCACAACGAACGGAAACATACCGTACTGGTCAAGCACGGGCGGAACTCTTCACGCGACAGGCCTGGCTTACGGCCAGGCGGCGTCAGGCCTTTCACTCGTTCAACGCGACTCCGGAGGAGCCATCGTCATTGCAGGACTGACCGCAACGACGGGAACGTTCACCAACATCGTCGCGATCACGCCGAGCACTGCAACAACTGCACTGGCCATTCGGCGAGGGACGCTCGGACAGACAGATCCGATCGCCACGTTCAGCGATCAGAGCGGAAACGTACTGAGCAGCATCGACAAGGATGGGAAGTTTCCGGCGACCATGCTGTTGGGAACCGTCCCCATCGCCAATCTAGGAAGTTCAGGAACCCCCTCGAGCTCTACATTTCTGCGTGGAGATAATGTCTGGGCAACGCCTGCAGGCGCGGGCACCGTGACCAACACAGGAACGCTCACGAGCGGACGCATCATCAAAGGCAACGGCGGCACGGATATCACCGTAGGTGATCTCACTGGCGTCGTGACCACGTCGGGCGGCATGACAACATCTTTCGCTTCCTCATCCGGAAGCGGCGCAGTGATTCTGCAAACCAATGCTACGCTCGCCTCGACTACCGTACTCAACGGCAAATTCAACTCGCTTTACGGCTCCACCAGTGCTGCACCAGTCATCGAATTTCTGAACGCGGTGGGCGATGTGAACTACCTCCAGGTGCAGTCGAACATCTCAGGACAGTCCGTCTACTTGACCGCTGCGGGTTCGGATGCCAACGTGAATCTCACGCTTGGGCCAAAGGGAAGCGGCAAGCTAATCCTAGGAGCTGTCGGGGCAGTCTCCATCAACGGCGGATCTGTCGGCCAGTTTCTCCGCACGGACGGCTTCGGCGGCCTGAGTTGGCAGACAGTCTCCGGTACCGGAACGGTGACAACCATCGAAACGACGCTCCCTATCGTCGGCGGTCCCATCAACACGTCCGGTTTTATCTCGTGTCCCACGTGTGTCACATCAGCCGCGGCTCTCACAGCGAACCGCATCATGCTCGGCAACGGCTCACAGGTTGCCACCACAATGACCAGTCTCGGCACGACAACACAGGTGCTGCACGGCAACGCGAGTGGCGTACCTAGTTGGGGTCCAGTTAGCTTGTCCAGCGATGTTTCCGGCACCCTGCCAGTGGGTAACGGCGGTATCGGAACCATCACGCTGACAGCCCACGGTGTGCTCATCGGTAACGGCACGGGCGCGATCGCGGCCACCACGGCCGGACTCGCCGGCCAGTGCCTGGTCTCAAATGGCGCGTCGGCAGACCCAACGTTTCAATCCTGTCCTGGATCCGGAGGGACGGGCGATGTTTCGGCCACTGGCGCTACCACCTCCGGACGCATCCCGTTTTGGAGCGTGACGAACAAGACCCTCGACGCGGTTGGATATGCGGTTTCGAGCACTACGAACACTGCATCGGCGATCATCATTCGCGATCCGCTGTCCGCCGCGGTGTTCTTTGACAAGGGCGGACAGACGATCAACGTGCGATCGTACGGCGCGGTGGGCGACTGCTCAACCAACGACGCCACGGCCATTCAGAACGCGATCAATGCAGCGCAGACTTCTTCGTCTGGAGTCACCGAAGTTTTGCTTGACGGAAGCTGCTTCGCGATCTCGAACGGACTCACGATCGGAAACGGTGTGGCGGACACTGGATCGTCGGCAGCAACTGAGTCCACCAGGCGGCAAATCATCATGCGCGGGCAAGGCGGCCGCGGCGTCGACTCGGCTCGAACCGGATCAACCCGTATCAAGTGGATCGGCGGATCCACTGGAACGGAACTCACCATCCAGGGTCCGATGAACCCCGGTCCGGTGCTGGAAAACATCACGTTTGACGGCAACGGCGGAAGCAACGTCACGGGCATCAACCAGATCAACGCTTCCCATTCGTACTGGAACAATATTTCCATCATCAACGCCCGTCTCGGTGTGAACATGACCGCGAACGCGCGCGGAAACGTGCCGTATGGAAACTGCGACAACTCGTACTACAACCTCACCATCAGCACGACCGTTTCAGGCGGATCCGGAATCAACCTCGACGGCCTGGATGTGGGCACACCGACCGACTTAGATGATCCTAGTCACGGTGGTTCGTACTCGAACATCGACGGGCATGACTCTTGCTCGAACTTCTATTTTTCGCCGTACATCTGGCACGACGGTTATTCGAGCACGGCCTATGCTGTCCGCTTGGCTTACGCCGACTCGAACACGTTCTACAGCCCGAACTTCTACGGTGGGCCATCGGACGGCAGCGGCCTGAGTAAGGGCGTGTTTTTCGATAACGCGGCACTGTCCGGTCCACACAACTACTTCCCAACCGCAAACGTGTTTCACCGACCGGTGAGTCACCAGGGGTGGAGCGGCACGACGGGAACCGGCGCGAACAGTATCACGGACAAGCAGCTCGGTGACTGCTATCGCAATTGTGATCCGACCACGTCGCTAACAAGCGGCACGCTGCCACAAATCACCGAGACCGGCGGCTCGATCAAAAACTATCTCGGCATCAATCTGCTCGGCACACTGACCACGAAGAGCGGCGGATCGTCCTTCACGGCACTCAAGCATGTCGATGCCTCGAACACCGAGATTTTCTCGATCAGGCGCGGCACTGCCTACATGGAGATCTACAGCTTTGATGACGTCTCTTTCATCAACAGCGGAGCGGTACGCGGGAAGTTCAAGATCTATCACGGCACGTCGCAACCATTCGCCTGCAGCGGAAGCACCTTTGAAGGCGGCCTCTGGATCGACACCACACGGTCAGGGACCGGAGACATTGTTAAGGTCTGCGCTGCCAATAATGCCGGCACGCTCGCCTGGCGGACGATCAGCACGTTTTAGCTGGCAATAAAGAAATCGCATTGACCAATCTGCCCGAAAGGAAAAACAGAATGCGAATTCTCCAAATCGCTGCCCTTACCGCGCTCTTTGCGCTTGCCCGCGTCTCCGCACAGGAAGCCACGCCTCCGGCCGAATCCACTCCCGCTCCCGCGGCGGCCGCCAAACCGAAGGACACCCCGAAACCTCCCAAGCCCATCGACAAGGCGACGGCTCACGAGCTGAGCCAGATGCAGACCGAACTCTACCGCATCGAGGCGGAGTATCGCTCCCTCAACTCGCAACTGCTGGAACGCCAGGACTCGACCTACAAGCGCCTCCAGGAAACGATGGAGACCCGGAAGGGCGAGTTCGATAAGGCTGTGACCGCTTACCGGACCAAGCTGACCGAAGTGAAGAAAAAGAGCGGGGCGGCCGACGCCTGCGATATCGATCTGAAGCAAGAGTGGAACTGTCCGAAGGACGCAAAACCGCCGGCGAAGTAGTGGCAATTACCGGGCGTGACCAACCCGGTTCAAAACATTCGGATCGAATCGCCGTTTCCGGCGTTCGCACTCCCCAGACTCTGGACGTGGATGCAGGAATTCCGCTGGAGGGTATCTGACGACTATGGTCCTCAGAACCTGGACCAGTGCGTAGACCTCTGGGAGCGAATCCTTCAGACACAACAGACGTGGGCGGTGTACCGGGACAAAGAACTCGGCGGCGTCTTCAACTTTCAACTGATCAGTCCGGTTACCGGCGTGATTCACTGCATGTTCGCGAAGCGACTGTGGGGACACGCCGTAACTGTTCCTGCCGTCAAGATGGTGACTGCGGAGATCTTCAGGAGCGGCGTGAACAAGATCTGCGGCTATCCCTTTGCGGACAATGTGCAGCTGCTGCATTTGATGCGCCAGGTTGGCTATGTGAAAGAGGGAGTGCTGCGACAGCAGACGCTGCGGCAGGGTAAGCCCACCGACATGCTGGCCGTGGGCATCCTCAAATCGGATTTCGAAGCAAGGTTTAACTCTCAAGCGGAGGTGGCGTAATGCCTGTCGGCGCACTGGTTCCATTGATTACCACGGGTGTCTCAGCGATCGCGGGTGCGGTCAGTAACTCAAAGGGGGCGCGAACGGCTCAAACCAGCTCGGCGCAACGCTCATCGAGCAGCCAGTCTGGCGGATCGCGGCGCGTGCTCACCGACTCGCAGGCGTCTCTGCAGCAGCCCCTGTTTCAGGAGGCGATCCGCAGGATTACCGATCCGGCGAGCGTTGTCGCTCCATTGCGTGCAGGTGTCCGGGAGAACATCAACCAGAACTTCTCTGGTGTTCCTGATTTACTGCGCACCAAATACACGCCCTCCGGAGGCGGCGCAAGCGGGAAGCTCGGCAAGGCGGCCACCGGGGCGGAGCTGGCTAGGCTCCGGGCGCTCAGCAATTCGGACAACGATTTTGCGAAGTTGGTGCTCGACGTGCAGAACGGCGGACTCGATTTCGGCCGAAGCCTCTATGGAATGAACGAAGGCACCGATACCTGGGAATCCCGCAGCCAGACGAGCGAAGGCAACGGGACACAGGTGAACCCGGGCAGCGCACTCGGCGGCGGCCTCACCGGCGGCCTTCAAATGTTCAGCATGCTCGACACGTTGAACCGGTTTCTGAACGGCGGAGGATTGTTCAGCGGTGGCGGCGGTGGTGGTGGCTTTACGGGATTTGGCGGAGGAAGCGGCTCGCAGTGGGGCAGCTTCGGCGACTGGGGAGGTTAAGACGTGGAATATCCGATTTCTCATGTGATCAGCGGGATGATGCAGGGCGCGCAGCTCGGCCAGATGCTTCGCCACCAGGCGATGCAAAACGAGATCATGGACCGGCAGCGCATCCAGCTCGCACGCGAGCAGGAAATGGAGGATGTGCGCAACCAGATGCTGATCAGTCAGCATACCCGGCCGATCGAGGCCGGCATGGTGAGCGAAGATCTTCCTACGCCCTCCCTGCAGCAAACCGCGGATCCCGGAAATCCGAGTCTTTCGATGACTCCCACCAGGGGATCGTTGCGCCGCAAGGCGGACCCCTCTCGCACCGTGAAGGTGAAGACACGCGACGGCCAGACGATCATGGGAGAGCTGTACTCTCCGGAAGAACAGATGCAGCGGCAGACCGCGATGGAGGCGAACCGCCAGCACGACCTGGCGAGCGCGGCGTTGCCGGATCACATCAACCGGATGCTAGCGGAAACTCGCGCCAAGCAATCGCTCGCCGATGAGGATCTGCAGAAGAACGGCATCGAGCTCTCGCCTGAGATCTCAAAGACTCTCGGCGTACCGGAGCGTAAGAAATTCCAGCCGAGCCAGATTGACGAAATGGCGCGGGCGGCGGGCTCTTACGAGAATTACAAAAGCATCATCAAACAGCGAGATGCAAAGCCCACTCTCACTGTTCGAAGCTCCCACATGACCGCTGACGACAACGGCAATCAGACCATCATTCAGGAAATGAGTGACGGCTCCATCGTTGAGAAACAACTGAACGCAAAAGGCAAGACGAAATCCGTCGCATCGACGAGCGACGAGAGCGCAATGGATCTCTCGGAGACCGCGAAGGATCAACTGGCGAAGATGTTCGCTGATTCCGGCAACCTCCCGCCGCTTGGCATGGGCAAAACAGCAACAAAGCTGCGTAGTGAAATCCTGAACCGAGCCGCGGAGAAGTACGGCAACATCGACCTGGCGACAAACAGGGCCGCATACGAAGCGAACCGGCGATCGCTGGCGAATCTGCAGAAACAACAGGATTCCATCGAGGCATTTGAGAGCACCGCCGGCAAGAACCTTGATCAGTTTCTGGAGACCGCGAAGGCCGTCGTTGATTCGGGTTCGCCGCTGGTCAACTCTCCGCTTCGCTCGATCAATGAAAAGCTGCTCGGCGCTGACAAGCAGACGGCGTTCAAAACGGCGCGCCAGGTCGCGGTCACCGAAATCGCGAAGGTACTCAACAACCCAAACGGCTCGGCGGCGCTGAGCGACAGCGCGCGTCACGAAGTGCAGGACCTGATTGGACCGAACGCCACGCTGAAACAGATCTATTCCGCTGCGAAGATCCTACGCACAGACATGCACAATCGCAGAATAGCGGGACAGGAACAGATCAACGCCATCAACAAGCGGTTAGGTGCATCGAGCGGCGGAGCTTCACCAAATTTACCGAAGGGAAACGGGAAAGCGATCGACAAGGCTACCGCAACGCAGTTCTATGAGGCATCCGGGCGCGATCCGGCAAAGGCGAAGAAGATGGCGGAGGAAGCCGGCTGGAAGGTGAACTAACGTGCCGAGCGTGTTTGACGAGATCCACAAAGAACAGAAAGGCGCGAACCAGAACGGCGGAGACGTCTTCTCGCAGATCCACGCAGAAACCCAAGGGGCGGCAACCTCGGACACTCCGAAACCTGACCAGATGGACACGGGAGAAACGTTCCTCGGCGAGGTAGGAAAGGCGCTCAATCCCGTCACGATGGCGCAAGGGGCGGCAAATGCGGTGATGCACCCGATCGATACCGCAAAAGGTATAGTGCAGCTTTCCGCGGACCAGCTCACAAAGGCCAAAGACGCGTTTTCGAAGGGTCAGATGTCCGAAGCGTTCGGACATCTGCTCGGCGCGTTCCCGGTGATCGGACCGGCCGCGGCGGCCGCCGGCGAAACGATGGGAGGCACACCCCCTCAGCTCGATAAGTTCGGCAACGTGGTCGAATCCGGAAAAGCGCCGAATGTCGGAGCGGGACTCGGCAAAGGCGTCGCCGCGATCGCCGGCGTGCTTGCGCCCGGCGCCGTCAAAGGCGTGAAGGCGAAGCTCGGTTCTGAGGCGGGCGCGAACGCGTTGTACAAGGGAGCGCTAAAGCCTCCACCTGGCGCCGATCTCAACGAAGTGCGAACGGCTGTCTCTACTGGGCTCGAGAACGGGATTCCCGTGACGGAAGCCGGAGCGCAGAAACTAACCGATCTGGTAAACGACTTGAATACTACGATTCGCGCCAAGATTGCGGCTAAGCCTGGCTCAACCATCGATCCGAACGCGGTCGCTGTCCGCATGACGGATCCGCGATCACGGTTTTCTCAGCAGGTGAACCCTTCGAAGGATCTGAAGGCGATCAACGCGTCCGAACAGGAGTTTTTAGAGCAGCAGGGCGCCCGGCCTGGTCAACCGGCGATTGCTCCGCAGGCATCCAGCATCCTCGGGCCCAACGGGAAACCGGTGATGACACCTGGAAGCCCTGCGGTACCTCCGACACCGGCACGTCCTATGTCTGGCACCCGGGCGCAGGATCTGAAAGTGGGAACGTATCAGCAGCTGCGCGCGAAATACGGCGAGCTGTCGAGTGCACAGGTGGAAGCACAGAAGGCCCTGGCGCGCGGCTTGAAGGAAGAGCTGGATGTGGCATTTCCGGAGATCACTGCACTCAACAAGGCCGAATCAAATCTTTTGGGCTTGCAGCCGATGATTGAGCGCGCAGTGGGAAGAGCGGCCAACGGCGAAGGGCTTACCGTTCACGGCGGAGTCATGGCGACTGCGACAAGCGCAATGAAATCGGTTTTTAGCAGCCCTGCAATCAAATCGCGCCTTGCGCTCGCGTTGTATCGAGGAAGCAAGAAGGGCGCCAACCCTCTAACGATGCCGGCAGCGACGGCACGCGTGAATCTCTTTCTGAAAAGCCTGGACGAGTCGGAAACAGACTCAGCAGAGCAGCAGCGATCGAGAACGTCGCGAATGGAGTAAGCGCCCTGGCAATTAGCCAGGCGAGGAATGAATGGTCGCATGGCTGCTTTTACAACAGGATCTCTTACCGGGGGGTTACGAGAAGCTCGGGATCATCGGGCTCTTGCTGGCCGCGGTGATTTATCTGGTGCGGGAGAACCGGCAGAAGGACCGGCTGCTGATGGAAGCGCTGATGTCAGTGGAGCAAACGCCAGAAGTGTTGAAGGGCCTGAAGGACGAAATCGCACGGCTCAAATAAGCCTGTCGGCGAAGGAAATCAGACAGCGCTTGCGCGGAGTGCGCGAGCGAATGACCGCTCTCGTCTAGGGAACCGTCACGTCTTTGTTCACCGTGAGCGAACCGTTAACACTCGCCTCGATGTGAAGCGCGGCCGTCGCGGTTGCTCTCTTGAGAAGCACGGTGATGCTCTCGGCTCCGACAGAATAGCCGATAACAAAACCTGAAGTGTTTCCTGCGATGGTTGTGAGGTTCACTTTCGCTCCGCTGAGGATCGGCTTGCCCTGCGTCTGGCAGTCGAGCTGAACGTCCGTGGCCGCGGTTGCAGGCGTGAACACGGCCGTGCACCTCGAACCAGTCGCGACGTCCAGGATGCTGGTGCTCTGCGCGATCGCCAGCACTGAGAAAAGAAACAGCAGTCGAAACAGCTTCATACACGCGCCTCCATCTCCGGAAGAATCCATATCTGCCCGCATTGCTCAGCCCGCGTCCGGCGAGCGTTCGCGTAGTGCTGGCGAGTGTCATGCACCAGGTGGCAACGCTGGCAAAGAGCCGCCAGGTTGGCTTCATCGTTGTTGGTGTGATCGTGATCGAGGTGTGCGATTGTCAGCACGCAACGAATCACACGGTAGGAATCACCGATTGGTGGTTTGATGACGTATCCGCCGCGGTGGTCTCTCCATACCTTGGTGTCGAGCAGACACCAGTAACCGCCAAACGTTACGAGCATCTTCTGCGCGTTCGGCTTTTTGCACCGCTCGCAACGGTTCCCAGCGCGGGCGATAATTTGCGCGTGGATTTCGAGCCAGGCAGGCGAAGTGTAAAAGGCGCGCAACTCTGGACGGATGGGCATTCATTGCACCTCCGACCAGGCGTTCCAGTGATTCACGCAGTAGTGGCGATCGTCGCCAACCTCGCGAACGTGGAGATCACAGGCGGGCGAATCGCAGGTAGCCGTTCTGATCACACGAACCTTTTGCGAGACGTGGAATCGAGTGTAGACCTCAGTTCCGACCAGCCTCGCTCGCCCAACGGGGCATCGCGTTAGACAGAGCCTGAAATCGAAAAGATCAGCATGGGCGCGAATGTCGATTACCCTGCCGATCGACTCGGTATAGTTCACGATGAGATCTCCGTGGCGAACATCGTGAGGCTTCACGGGCACCGGTTTCTCGACAGGCCAGTCACACAGAAACTCTCCACGCGCGTTGCAGAATACGCACCGCTTCGGCTTCGGCAAGTTGCCGCAGAGAATGACCTTCGATCCCGCTAATGGGCCATCGCTTGGTGTGTAGATGTGGCAGGACATGGTGACTGGTCCACAGGGAGGGAGAAGGGAAGCGTTGCTGAATGGACCTTATCCCCCATACGCTTCCGCAACTCCCCGATGCCTGTTACGAGCAGGGCCCTTTCTTCCCGCCTTTGCTTCCACCAGCTTTGGCAGGGGCGGTTTTCTTACTTGCTTTCGCCGACGTCTTGGACGCCGCCGCTTTCGTTGAAGTCTTTGCTGCAGCCATCGTGTGATTCTCCTTTGTTGATCGTTGCTGCCTGTGCAGCCCCTGGATTTACAGGCCCCTTCGTGTCGGGGAGGATTGAGGCGTACAGGCTGTTGCGCTTTGCGAGCGCGGCCATGATGTCGCGAGCTTTCTGGGTCATGCGCGTCCTCGAAAAATAAGCAGCATGGAAGGAAACGGAGCGCGCTTCCTCCGGTTGTCATCGAACGACAACCGACCCTGAAGAAAACGGATTTCTGCCCTATCAAGGCAGTACTGGTGAAACCACTTCGTATCGGTGCGGGCGGGAAGGAGCATCACCACGGTCAGAAAGTGCATCGCGTTTTCGGCATGGGCCTTATAAATCCACCAGGGAAGTTCCTTGCCGTAGGGTGGATTGCACCAGACTGCGCCCTGCTCCAAGGGCACCCAGGGCCTAATCAGCGCATTGGAGATTGATGGATCTATGTGCTCAATGCCCGGCCGCGGAAGATTCTTACTGGTTGCACACGCGTCCAGGGTGAAGTGAAATTCACGATCCAACATCTCAAACAATTGGCGAGGCGTCGACCAATCTGTTCGAACCGATGACATTACTCCTGCGTTCCAGCGGCGCCCTACTGCTGCGGCCGTGTCGATCATATGCGCCTCGCAAGAGGACGCGCGGCCACGGACTTCACCGGCAGGACCGCGCGTCCCCGAGGGACTTCCACCCTCGGCTGTTCACTCTTCTTTGCGGAGGGTATGACAATAGGTTTCATGCGCCTCGCTCCAGCCGTTCCAGAGCAGCCCTTGCAGCAGCGCGCTCATGTTCCGTGGCTCCGTTCTCCGCGAGATTGCGAACGGCCGCCATCTTCGCTTCACGTCCATCCGGAGGAGCTGCCGGCGGAGCGATCCGTTTGAAGCCCGTGTACTGCTCACCATTCACCACGCCGTAGCGATCGACAGCCCGCAGCGCTTCGAGGCTCATGGCGATCGCGTACAGGTTTTCTTCATACGAACCAAACCGGACAGCACGGAAAGTATGGAGATCGCCTTTCACGCCGCGGCGGAATTGGAGAATCACGCCAGGGTGTTCGGGACGTGCAGAGCTGCGGGGCCAACCATCGAGACGAATATCCTCAGCCCGGTAACCCGCCTGGATGGTCACGTCGATCGCGCCAAGGTGTTTCAGCTCGCGATCGAGAAGGTTCAGGATGCGGCTGTAGAAGCCGCCTCCCCGTTTGAACTGGCTGCGCGCGTAGAGCAGCCCGGAAGGGCGGACCAGTGGAACGAATCTGGCGTCCATTTCTTCACGGCTTCCGCAAACGCGCTACGAACGCCCGCACGCCGATCGCAACCACCACAAAGATCATCGCCGAGACGGCGGCGCTCAACAGCTCTTCGCGATACATCGGAACGCCCTGCAGGATCATAGGGTGACCTCAGCGGCCACCTGTTTTCGCAGCAGCCCCTCAGCTTCGGCGTACAGCTTCTCTTTGGGCCACATGGCCGCCACAGAAAACTGCTGTTTCAGCTCTCGCGAGGCCGCCTCCAGCCTGCGTTTTCGCTCGGCCGGGTCGAGGTGCTTCAACCGCTCCTCTATCGCCTTGTCGAGAGCCGCCTGATCCAGAGTGCGCACCGTGGCCCGCTCTTCGGCCTGCATTCCGTTGAGCGGAGCGGAGGAGACGGGGCGCACCCTGGAGGCGATTCTCACGCAGTTATCTACCACGACTGAGAGGAAGGGATAGCTCCTGAACCGTGGCAGATGCGAGGCAAGAGACTGCGCGAACTCGGACAACGGAAAGCCGGCCTTGTGAAGGCGCGCGGCTTGAGAAGAAATGAGATCGGGAGGTGGCATCTCCCGAAGTTTTGGCGAGAGCAGATCGGAAACCAGGTTGAATGCGGCGGCTTCGTACTGCTTGAGAGGTGGGATAGAACCGGGGGGCGGAGCGGGATCAGCGAGGGTGAGACTCAGAACACCGTCTTTTCCTGCGGGCTCAAGCTGAAAAGCGTATCCGCTGGTGTTCTTTACCGTGATGGAGTGAACGGGGGCGGGAAGTGCGACCGGAGCGGCAGGCTGATCGGATGGGAAAACGGATATCGCAGGGACCTTAAACTCTTTTGTGTCAACAGTCTTCGCCTTTTTATCACCCAATTGAGTTGGGGTTTCTTGCGGTGTTCCGAAGTGACCGCAGCGAATCGGACACTGATGATTATCGCAGGCTTCAGAGATCGGCAGCGTTGTTTCTTCGCCGGCCTTAGTGATTGTAACGATCGGCTCTGGATCGGGCTCTGGAGCTACGGGAACGGCATTTTTGGAGGCCTTCCGAGGTTTGTTACTGACGGCCGCACGGCTTACCCGCACGTCGGGATCCTGCACCCATCTGGTCCAATTTTCAACGGCAAGGCGGTAGGCCTTCGTGGCGCCGCGGCCGCGGCCTTCCGGTTGGGTGGGCTCGATCAGCTTGTTGACCTCCAGCGACTTGATCGCCAGAGAAACGCCGTTCGGTGTGGCTCCCACCATCTTGGCCAGATCGCTGTGACTCAACCGAGCGCGTTCCGGCCGTCCGTGTTCTTTGTCGCCGACAGTCTTGCTGTGGATCGCGAGCAGTACCAGCCCCTCGATGTGTTCTAGTCCTGGCAGAACCTCCTGGATTACGATGTTGGCAACAGCGCTCCAGTCACCAGCTGGTCTATACCAGTTCGGCAGGGGAACCGATGATACTGCGGCGGCGCGGGACAAAGGCTACACACTCCTTCATGTCGCTCCTTCAGGCGCAGCTATCCTACTTACCGTATTCTCCTTTTCTTCACCTTCTGCCGTCCTCCACAAAAGTTTACATAATACATGAACTCGCGGAGTTATCGGAAGCTGGCTCAGGTTGTGGAAGGATTTACGGTACTTTTGGACTCTGCCTCGCCTTGAAAGGAAGCGTGTTTTTTTGCCTGGCGAGCACGAACACCACGCATAGCGATGTCGCGGCGAACTTCGGCAGAGCGCCTGGACTGTGCGACCAGTCCGCCCTTCCGCCCCATCGTGCGGGCGGCCGAAGACATCGAATCGACTATTTGTTTCTGTTCTGTACTCACCTTACTACTCGGATGCTCAATCCTAACCTAGCGACATGTTTAATGCAAGAGATTTTTTCGAAATAGAAGTTAAACCCCAACCCGGGTTGGGGTTTATTCGATGAATGAAGCCCCAACTCTGGTTGGGGTATACCTCCCAACTCCAGTTGGGGTTTTCGACGCCGGTATCCTTATATGTTTTTTAGAGAGTAGAGAAATATAGTAGGTAGTAGGTAGTTCGAAGAAGAGAACACCTACTACCTACCCCTTCCCGGAATCGAACCCGGAATCAGGCAGCCCTGCAAAGACGGACCGCGAACTGATCGTGCAGAATGCCCAATAGCTCGTACTGCTCGACATAATCCAGCGCTCCCAGTTCCCGATCGAGCATCTGCCTGATGCGTGCCTCAACCTCGCGCATCGGAGGTTTCGGAACCGGCAGCCGGGAAGATTGAATCGCCCGCGTCGCGATAGGCGCCAGGTCTCTCGCCCAACACCAGCTTATCGGCGACCGTGCGACCGAGTTCCTTCCACTCGCCACTATCGAGTGTCCAGATCAACCACAGATTTCCTTCCTTGTGCCTTTTCCAGCCGCCAGTGCTTCCGGCGGGCGGTCCGGCATGTTCGAGGATCACCGGGACCTTCGGATACTCTGGAGTCGGGAAAAGGTCGGACATCTGGATGGATGCTCCGGGTCGCAAAAACTTACCGACGAAATCGAACCCGGATGTTGCTTTGGGCAGGACGTCGAGCAGGAGCTTGACGAATGCGGTTTGGTTACGAGTGGCGGAG